AGTTCCTCGGCGGCCTCCTTCGTCCAGTCGCGACGGTCCGTGGCGATGTCGAGCGTCCCGTACTGCTGACGCCCGAGGACGAGGCGTTGCGTGATGTGAAGGATGACGGCGTGTTCGTCGGGGCCGAGCTCGGAGAGGAGGGCTTGGATCTTGTCGGCGGGGGTCATGGGTCACCCGCGACGAAGATGGCGCCGTCTTTGTCCGTGTAGCTGCGCAGGCCGGCACGCTTCATCGTCTGCCCGATGAGTGCGATCCGCTCGGCCTCGTCGCGCATGGCCGCGGTGCGTTCCACGATCCACGTCGACTGCCGCTCCAGGCTCTCGACGAAATATTTGAAGATGGCGCGACCCATGGGCGGCAGGTGCTCCTGCAACGCGCGCATGTCGTAGTGCGTGAGCCCCATCGGGCCGCGCCTCGCCAACTCTTCCCACAGGAACGCGGTGCTCTCGTGCGGGCGCGCTCCGGCCTCGCGATACGGGCTCACCTCCGCCCCTCCCACCACGTCAGCGCGCGTTCGAGCACGACGTAGGCGACGAGCGTGGCCGTTGTGAGCATCACGACCGAGGACCACCAGGGGGCGCGGTCGAGCATGGTGAGGAAGCGGATCATGTGAAGCCTCGTGGGGGAGAAACGGCCCACGGCCCCGTCTCCGGATCGTCGGTCGCACGCTCGACGGCGCGATCCACGTCGACCGTCGCCCTCGCGTGAAGCTCGACCCACGCGTCAGCGACGATGCCGGCGGGGACGCCGTAGCGAACGACGGCGCGGAGTACCCAACTGGGCCACGCGTAGAGGGATCTCATTTGGGCGCCTTCTCGATCGTGCCGATGATGGCGCGCGCCCGGAGCAGCGCACGGTCAGCCCACCCGTTTTCGTTGCGGTCCCAGGCCGTATCGAGGAGCCGACGGTCCCACTGCCGGATCTCCGCGACGTTGACGCCCGCGACCGCGACGGTCTCCGAGCGACCAAGCGCAGTGTTCCAGCGCGTCTCCGTGAACCGCACCACGTTGTCGGCGATGCTCGCGATGAACGAGCAGACGTCGGGGTCGGTGTCGAAGATGGCCCGAGCGACGACTCCCTCGTTTGGGAGAACCTTCACCGGCTCCCGGAACATCGGCGGCGCGGCGTACTCGGAGACCTCGCGGTATTCGATGAGGTCCTCTCCGTTGCGGACGGTGTGGCCGTACTCCTCGAACGTGACCTGCAGGTACCGGCCGCCAAAGCCGCCGTGCGCAGCAACGATGTGATGACGGCCGCCTGAGCACTCCTCGATGCGCTCAAACCCAAGACGGTCCACGAGGAGCATACGGAAGCGCCTGCGGGGTGCCGCGGTGCCGTTGCGCTTCGTCAGCGTGGGCTTCACGGCCGCCACGTCCGGCATGTCCAGCAGCCGCAGCGCATCGTCGCGCGAGATGAGCGGGTCCATCCCGTCCGGCGGGTTGAGCAGATCCTGCACGTGCGCGAGCTTCGCGGCGAGGGAGGCGCCCTGGTTTTTGCTCGCGCACTTCGCGCAGGGACAGCGGAGCGCATGAGCGAGGTCATAGCGCCCGGTGCATCGGTCGCAGCTACAGCCGGGGACGTGGAAGTCTGACCCCATCACGCCGCCATCCTCTTCACGCCCGGCAGCATCTCCGCATCCCACCGCCGCATCAGCAGCGCCGGCTTACGGCCGTAGCCAGCAATGACCGCGTTGTCGGCGACGCGCACGATGATGCACGGGGCCTTGTGGGCCTTCGCGATCCCCACGGCGTCAGGGCCGCGCGGAGCGACCAGCTCCGCGGCTGCGCCGATGAGGGTGAGGGAGGTGTCGAAGATTTCGTAGTTCACAGCGCCACCGCCGCCCTGAACACGTGCTCGTCATGAGGATCGGCGCCGCACCGCGGGGCAAAAAAAGGTGCGGCGTGCTTGGTGCAGAGATCGCGCGGACCGTTAGGGGTAGGCACCGCGAGACGGGTCGCGGCGGGGATGCGCGGAACCATGCCCTGCCTGCTGAGAGGCAGGGTGTAGGCGCAAAAGACACAGCCGAAGACCCCTCGTCCGTTCAGCGGCGTTTTATTTTTTCGTGAGTGAGAACGCGACGCTACGGGCGCTGCGTGGATACGTTCAGTGGTCGTCGTCATGGTCGGCTGATGTCTCCCCAAGATGCTCACAAGTGACAAATGCTCAGTGGTTACGCGTGCAAAAAGCCCGACCGGGTTGCGTGCATGCTGCACGCGACGCACGATCGGGCGATGCTGTTAGCTGGAGCGGAGGAGCGGCGCGGTGGCGAACTGACTCACGAACCAGAGAAGGTCTTCGCTCGGGTCGAACCACTCGCGACCAAGGGACCTCCTTGTCGAGCGCCGCGTGTCAGCGAACCACTCGTGAAGCTCGCGCTCCAAGCGCATGGTGCTGCGGATGACGCCGAGGGTCCGCAGCGGTTCCTTCACCGACGAGGCGAGCGCATCGAGGCGACCGTAGAGGTTCGTCGTGAATCCGATCTTGACGGCGCCGTCAGAAGGTCGCTGGACGAAGTAGACGAAGCCGTCGTGGGCATACGCACGGTTCCCGAGATTCGCTCGCCCAAACCGGATTGGTTGCCACGTCACCGCTCAACCCCTCGCCACGCGAGAGACGTCTTCCTCGGTGACGGCCTGCCGTGGTCCGGTGGCGTCGGCGTCGACCCACTCGGCGGCAGGCATCGCGACTTCCGACCGCTCGATGGCGAAAGCCTGCTCGAGCGACGGTGTCCGAGTGCCGGCAATCCAGCGACACACAAGCGTGTGATCGGCGCCGATCTCCTTCGCAAGACGGAGCTGCGTCCAGCCGATCTCGGTCAACCGCGCACTCAATCGTTGGCCAGGGCTCATCTGTGGGCAATATTGCCCGCTGACAAGGAATTGTCAAATGGCAAGAATGACGCGGCGTGTGATTCTCGTGTTGTCCCGTGGCAATCTTTGGGTGTGAAGACGCTTGGTCAGCGGCTTAGGTCCGCCATGAGCGAGGCCGGCATCGAATCGGCAGAGCTTTGCCGTCGCGCTAAGGCACTCGGCGGCAGCGTCGATGCGCCGCGGATTACTCGACTATTGAAGGACGAGCGCACGGAGTTTCCGACAGTTCCGCTGCTTTTGCCAGTTGCCGAAGCGCTTGGCGTCAACGTGCGCTGGCTGTGGGATGGGGAGGGCGAGCGCTACACGAAGCCTCCGCCGGGTCGCGTCGCTCTTGAGGAAGCCTTCCGCACGATTGTCTGGCCAACGCCGACCGTCGTAGAGGCCGCCGACGTAGCAACGAGGCGAGCTCGTGCCGAAGCCGACCTTCCCGCTGGCCGTGAGCGCGTGGTCTCGGTGTGGATGGTTCGACTGCTTCAGCTCTACGCGGAGGCGCTGGCGATGCCTGCAGGGGTTGCCGGCCCATCTGCTCTTGATGAGCCGAACGGCAAACGTGCGCATGGCCGCCGTCGCTCCGTGCGCCTTCGCCCCTAACTGGGCGGCCCTCCGGGGTGTCGGGCTGAGTAGTTCGCAAGGTCGAGCGCGATCTCAAACAGTCGGTGCGTGCGCGCCGGGTGCCACTCGGGCATCGACAAGCACACGAGTATCAGCCAGCAGCCCCGACGTACGCCCTGCGTTCGATCCATTCTCGGCCCCTCCTGCCATCGTGGATCTGCGAGTTTTCCACGATGCGGCGATACGTCGACCCCCGCCGGGAGTACGTGGAACCAATGAGCGAGGCGGAAATTTATGATGAGTGCGCGCACGAGCTAAGTGCGCGACTTGTCGTTTTTCTGCACGAGCCATAGTTTGCCAATTGACAATTCGTTGTCAGACGGCAATAGTCCCTCTCACGAGACGCCGCGGTGGCGCTCTCCGGGAGGTCGATGCCCGATGCTGGTTCTCAAGCGATTCTGGTCTGCGATTTGCGCGCGCTGCGCTGGTAACCCCGAGGGTGGTTGTCGTGACTGCGGGGTGCGGCGGTGAGCACGCACCTCTACGAGTTCGACGCGCCCGGCGCGGAACTCCACGGCGAACCGTTCACTATCACCGACACGTCGCGCACTCGCGCCGATGAGCGCGCGGCGTTCCACGTTCGCGACACGTTCTCGCTGTCGACGCGCAAGGACGCGCGGGCGGTCCACCGCGCGTCGTTCCCGTCGCGCCGGGCGTACCAGCGCTGGGACGAGTCGGGCGAGGCGGTGCCGGCGGAGGAGTCCGGGACGCGGCTGACGTCGGCGTCTGCGACGGCGGTGTCGCGGTGAAGCGCTGCGACTACCCGGTACTCATCGGGTTCGCCTACGACACGTGCGATCGGCCGGCGGTCGTCGAGACCGATGACCTCGCCGAGATCCATCACCTCTGCGCGGAGCACGAGGCCGAGGCTCGGACGATGAACGACTTCCGCACGGGGGAGCTGTCATGACCCTCCGCATTCGCTACTCGGCCGCGGTGATGCTCGTCGTCAGCATCGACGCGGACGGCGCGATCTTGTTCTGGCGCTCGGAAGACGCGACTGGCGCGCACGTCGAGCTGTCGAACTTCGACAAGTGGCGCGCGCTGCCGGTGATGCATCAGGCGATCGCTGGGATGAAGCGAGGCGCGGCATGAGCGCCGGTCCCTCCATCATCCGCGCGATCCCCGCGTCGGTCCTGCACCACGCGGCGACGGCGCTGACGATCGCCCAGGCGCGTATCGACGTGCTCGAGGCGGAGGTGAAAGAGCGCGGGGAGATCATCGCGGCTCTGCATGTCGCGCTCGACGACCGCGACGCGAAAATCTCGGAACTCCAAGCCATGGTCGGGCGCGCGTACGCGGATACGGAGCGACCTTGACTCTCCACGACATCACCGACGCTCTGATCGACTCCGCCGCCCTCAACGCCATCGCCAAGCGCGCCGGCATCACACTGGCCCAAGCACGAGCTGTCGCGGGGATGATCGCCGACCTCGACATCAAGCAGCAGATCCGCATGTGCACCACGTGCCAGCACGATCGCATCCGGCAAGCGCAGAGAGAGGCGAGGTACAAGCGATGAGCGCGCTCAAGACCACGATCAACTTCCTCCCGAGCTGGGCGAACGCGCCGCAGGCGAAGCGTCTCCCCGTCTTCCCCGAGACGAAGTCCACGTCGGAGCTATCCACGTTCCTCGCGTGTCAGGTCCGGCACTTCTACAGCTACGGCCTGCGTCGCAGGCCGCTGCACGAATCCGCAGCGCTCGGTTTCGGCACGCTCTGGCACCTCGGCATGGCGGCGTGGTGGAAGCCGGGACAGGACGCGGCGGAGCGCTTTACGTCAGCGGTCGAAGCGATGACGAGCGACGCGGTCGACCCGTTCATGCTCGTCACGCTGACGGAGCTGATGCGCGGCTACACGGCGCGGTGGTCCGATGCCGGCTACACCGCCGTCGCCATCGAGGTCGAGTATGCGATGCCGCTCGTCAACCCCGACACTGGCGAGGCGCACCCCACGATCGGCCTCATGGGCATCATCGACAAGGTCGTGGTCGACGCGACCGACAAGCCCCACGTGATGGAGCACAAGTCGACGCAGTCGGAGATCGACAGCGGGGCCAGCTACTGGGACGGCGTGCGGACGCTCGACGCGCAGGTCTCCGGCTACCTCGATGGCGCGCGGTCGCTTGGATACGCGGTCGACGACGTGATCTGGGACGTCGTGCGCAAGCCGACGCTGAAGCCGTACAAGGCGACGCCCGAAGAAGAGCGGAAGTACACGCAGGAGAAGTCGCGCGCGTGCAAGGGCTGCAAGAAGAACCCCGGCGTGACGCACGAGGAGATGGTCGACGACGTCGCGGTGTCGTGCGTTGACGGCCGCATCGTCACCGACGCAGGCGGCAAGCTCTACGCAACCATGCGCGAGAACGACGAGACGCCCACCGAATACGGCGAGCGCATCGGCGCCGACATCGCGGCGAACCCCGCCAAGTATTTCGCGCGCGGTCCGATCGTTCGGCTCGAGGCCGACGAACTCCGCCACCGCCGCGACACGTGGCACGAGATCCGGCAGATGGCGGACGTCGCCGCTGCGGGATGGCGCGTGCACAACCGCTTTGCTTGTCGGGATTTCGGAGGCTGTGATTTTCGCGCGGTCTGCGAGGGCCGCGCTTCGATCGACGACGACACGCTGTTCACCAAGAAGACCCCGCGCATGCAGCAGATCGCGCACGGGGAAGGAGAGACACGATGACGATTCAGGGAGTGAAACCGACACGACGCGAGGCGCCCGTGCGCATCGCCATCCATGGCCCCGGCGGATGTGGCAAGTCCACGTTCGCCGCCGCAGCCCCGAGCCCCATCTTCATCGCGGCGGAGGACGGACTGATTAATATTGACGCGCATGCGTTCCCCGAGCCGAAGACGTGGGAGGAGATGCTCGCGCAGCTCGACACGCTGGCGACGGAGCCGCACACCTACCGCTCGCTCGCTATCGACTCGCTCGACTGGATCGAGCCCCTTTGTTGGGCGCGCGTGTGCGAGAAGGGCGACGCCAAGGGGCGGAAGCAAGCCAACATCGAGGCGTTCGGCTACGGCAAGGGATACCTTGCCGCGCTCGACGAGTGGCGCATCTTCCTGTCGAAGCTCGAAGCGGTCCGGCGGCGCGGCCTCGCGGTCATCCTGATTGCGCACTCGGTCCGCAAGTCGGTCAAGAACCCCGAGGGCGACGACTACGAGCAGTGGCAGATCAAGATCCACGAGAAGGCCGCGGGGCTCATCAAGGAATGGGTCGACGTGGTGGCGTTCGCCTCGCATGAGGTGTTGACGCTCGAGAACGACAACGGCCGCGTAAAGGGCATCGCGTCCGGCAAGCGCGTGCTCAAGACGGCGCCCGCCGCCGGCTACGACGGCAAGACGCGATTCGCGATGCCGGCAGCGATGCCGCTGGACTGGCCGACGTTCGAGGCGGCCGTGCGGGAAGGCGGCGCGGGCGCACTGGATCGTCTCAAGGGCGAGTTCGCCGCGAAGCTCGTCGAACTCGCGGACGCGGACGTGGAAGAGAAGGCGCGCGCGTTCGTCGCGAGCCGCGGAGAGACGGTCGCCTCGATGAGCGAGGCCATCGCAACGGTCGAAACCTACATCGCTACGAAGAAGAAGGCAGGCTGATCATGTTGAACGCAGGAACGTACAAGGCGCGCGCGACGAAGGCTCTCTTGGCTCAGGTGGGCGCGAACAAGACCCCGGCGATCCAGATCGTCTTCCAGATTCAGGAGGGCGAAAAGCAGGGCGAGACGATCCGCTGGGACGGCTGGCTCACCACGAACGCGGACCGCACGCTGGAGTCGCTCGACTACTGCGGTTGGACCGGCGACGACATCAGCGTGTTCGCCAAGGAGGACGCGCCGCTGTGCGGGCTCGACCTGAACGACGTCGAGATCGTCGTCATCATGGAGCCCTACGGTGGCACCGACGAGACAAAGAAGGGGAAGATGTATCCCAAGGTCGACTGGGTCAACCGCTTCGGTGGTCGGGGGCTCAACGTCGAGAACGCGATGCCCGAGGCGGAGGCCGTGGCGTTCGCCGCGAAGATGAAGGGGCTCACGCTCGTGCGTCGCGCGAAGAACCCCGTCGCCGCAGCTCCGGCGGTCGCGACCAACGGCGGCAAGGCCTTCTGATCTCCGCCGAGGGCATCGACCCCCTCGGCCGGCGCCCGGTGGACCGCCGTATCTGTCCACCACCTACGCGCAGCAGGATCGCCCCATCTTCCGAACACGGGCCGGCTTCGACTGCCGGATGCGCGACTGAGAAAACATCATGAACACCGCCACCACAACGCCCGTCGCCTTCGCCAAGCGGGTTCGCATCGCCAACGATCCGCGCGTCGAAGGTCGCGTGATCGACATCGACCCGAGCGACGGCTGGGTGATGTGGGTCGGCGACGATCACTCGTGCCACATCTCGAAGCCCGACTATCTCGAGGTCGTCTCGTGAGGTGCCCCACCACCCGAGGCCGCTGGCGCTGCCCGCTGGACCTCGACCACGACGGCGAGTGTGACGCCCGCGACGGCGAGCCCGAGTCGATGGTGACGCCGCGCGCGGTCAGGCCCGCTGCCGTGGTCCGCGTGGCCGGCGGTCGCTGTCCGACGTGTGATCAGCCGATGCCGGAGAAGACGCCGTGACCTCCGCCCGCATGCTCTCACCGGAAGAGGTAGCCACCGAGCTCGGCGTCTCCCGGGCGACGGCCTACCGTCTTCTTCCTCAGCTCCGCCCAATCAAGGTCGGGAGCGTGTGGCGCGTGCAGCGTATCGATCTCGAGAACTGGATCAGAAAGAACCGCGACCAATGCCTCGACTCTTCAAGCGCGACGGAATCTGGTTCGCTTGGCTCCCCAAGCCCGGCGGAGGCACCCGCCGTCAAACGACGAACTGCACCGACCGGAAAGCGGCCGAGCGTCGCGCGGGCGAACTCGAACGCGAAGCCCTCGATCCGGCCCACGCAGCCGCGAACAAAGCCACGACCGTCGACGCGTGCAGCGAGTTCGTGAGCAGCCGCATGCGCCGCGGGCGCGCGGAGGGGACGCTGCACCACTACCGGACGAAGCTCGGTCACGTCGTGCGGCTCATGCCAGCGCGGCTCGCCGACATCGACGCGGCGGCGTGCGAGCGGTTCATCGAGACGCGGCTCGCCGAGGGCGCGGCGCAGACGACCGTGAAGAAGGAGATCCGCGCGCTGGGAGCGACGCTCCGTCACGCGCGCCGGTCCGGCCTCTACAGCCGCGACGTGGAAGCGACGATCCCCGAACTCGAAGAGACGTACAAGCCCCGCGAGCGCTTCCTCGCGCCGCTGGAGCTCGTCGCCCTGGTCAACGCGCTGCCTCGCACACGTGCGGCACATGTCGTCTTCATCGTCGCGACAGGCGCCCGGTGGTCGGAGTCGACACGGGCGCGACTGGACACGGACGTCGACGGCCCGATGGTCTTCCTCCGCGGCTCGAAGACGAAGAAGGCGCCGCGGACGGTGCCGGTCCCCCCGACGATGCGCGTCGCCCTCGCCTGGTCGCTGGCGCATGCCCCCGGCGAGCGCTTCGCCGCATGGAGCAACGTCCGCCGAGACCTCGCGAAAGCCTGCGCGACGATCGGCGTGAACCCCGTGACGCCGAACGACCTCCGCCGGACGTTCGGCACGTGGCTGCGGCAATCCGGCCTCGCGCCCGACCTCATCGGCAACGCCATGGGCCACGCGGACGGGCGGATGGCGGAGCGAATCTACGGGCGCATCGGCCCCGCGGACCTCGACAAGCTCATCACCGAACGCGGCCCGGCGCTCGCCGTTAGCGTGCAGTCTGCACCTATCCCCGCGACTGGGCTGCTAATGGGTGGTGACGTGGCCGAATCCAGCGCAATGCCGGCGTTTCCTGAGACTGGCCGCGGGCGCCCGTTGCTGCAAAAAGCCTCGAAAGCAGCAGCTAATCGTAGTGCCCAGACACGGAATCGAACCGCGGACACGGGGATTTTCAATCCGCGTGGAACGGCAGTAAACGTCGGCGAATCGTCGGATTCTGCGCACACGTGGGCTGCTAATGGGCTGACGTTCCGCGCTCGCGCCCGCCGCTGGCTGATGCGGAGCGCGGCATGATCCCCGCCATCCTCATCTGGCGCGACGGCAGCGAGACGGAGCAGATGGTCCCCGAGGGCAAGGACGTCCGCGTGGCGGGGACGTCGTTCACCCGCGTCGGGATGCAGCGGAGCAGGTTTCTCTACGTCGAGAAGGCGGAGCAGTTGCGTGCGGTGCCTGAGCCGGAGCGTGCGTCGTGAGCTGCCACGAGTGCACGTGCCTCCAGTGCTGCAACGCGCGGACGGTTCAACGGACCGCTGAGGCGACCCCGGTCGAGCCCGTGCGCAACTGTTGGGCCTGCAACGACCCGTGCTCGTGGTCCGACGCCTCGCAGGTCTTCTGCACGACGTGCCGGCCCGACGAGCAACGCCGAGAGAGGGCAATTCCCAAGGAGGTGAGCGATGGCGAGCAAGAAAGCGGAAGCGCTGCAACTGGCGGACGGCGAGATCGCGGTGTGGAAGCGTCGCGCCCTGAAAGCGGAGTCGCGCGAGCACTCGGCCCGTGTGGTTCTGGAAGCGACGATACAGAGGCACGAGGCGATTCTGCGCAGCCTCGTCTGGCACAAGGACGACCGGAAGACCGTCGAGCAGGCTATCCGGTTGATGCGCGCGGCAGGCTCATAGTCGACGGCGAGTGCATCAGCACGGACCCGAGCAATCGAGCGTGCGCATGCTGTCTCGCTCGTTGGGCAAAGGCCGAGGCTGGTGATAAGGCGTGCAAAGCCGGGGTCTTCGGCCACTCCGGCGCGTTCGCTGGCGAGGGATGCGCGGGCTGCGATGCCGAGCACCGGCGCATGATGGACAAGCACGTCGGGCCGATTCTTCCGGGCTCACCCGAGCACGAGGCGAAGCTCATGGAGGCCGAGCTTCGGACGTTCACGCAGGGCTGGAACGAGGCGGTCGCGTCGTGCTGCACGTGGCTGCGGATGCGCGGCACGATCGACCCGGCCGATCCGAACCTGACGCGGCTCCGGTATCTCGACGCCGATGCGTTGCACATCGCGCGCGGGCCGCTCGACGAAGAGGCGGGGGACAGCGTGGGCAATGCCCAGGAATCACAGGAGAAAACATGAGCAAGCCGATTCGAGAGTGGGCGCTGGAGACCGTCCCGAGCGACGACATGCTCTGGAAGGGCGGGTGGGGCTCGCAGGTGATGTTCTTCCGCGACGACCTCCGATACCTGATGGGTTCGGGACTCGACTACGAGGACGCCAAGGGGCTCGGGCGGGTCATCTCTACGCACACGAGCAAGTCGATCGCGCTCCCCGTCGTCGAGTACGACCGCAAAGACATCGGGCTGCGCGTCATCCTTCGCGACAACTTCCACGACTGGAAGCTCAGCGTCATCAGCGAGAGGCCGATCACGTCGTGCTTCGACGGCCTGTTCCACACCACGCCGCCGGTGGAGCCCGAGTACACGGGCGACTACCTGTCGCCCTGCTACTTCGAGGGCTTCCCGCGCGATCTGGTCTTCGGTTACCTGTCGAAGTCGGACGGTCGCCGCTGGTCTGCGATGCCTAGCGGCCGTCACGGCGTGTGGACGACGCTGTTCCTCATCCTGCGCGAGTTGGGCGCAGTGAAGCCGCACGTCTGGAATACCAAGGCTGCGCACCGAGCACAGATCGACGCGGACACCGCGAAGCGCATGGCGCGTGCGGCTGCGGAGAAAGGGTCCGTGGAGCGATGAGCGAATCCAGTCGTAACCCCATGTCGAACCGCGCTGTCGTCGTCCTCTCGGGCGGGCTCGACTCCGTCGCGGCGCTCTGCTGGGCGCGCGCTCGCTACACGGAGCTCCAGGCGATCACGTTCGAGTACGGGCAGCCAGCGAGAAACCAGGAGGTGCCCGCCGCGCAGCGCTCCGCCGCCAAGTTGGGCGTCGGCTGGCGCGTCGTTGGGCTGAGCGACGCGCTGCGGCCCGAGAAGCCGGGCGGCATCCTTGGCGGCGTTCAGGACCACGACACGTCTCGCTTTGGCGGGGTCGATCGCGCCTTCGTGCCCGGTCGCAATGGGCTCTTCGCGCTGGTCGCGCTCTCGCACTCGTGCTCGTGGTGGCCGAACGGAAACGTCGACATCGTCATGGGCGCCTGCGCCGAGGACCAGGCCGGGTTCCCTGACTGTCGGCCGGCGAACCTCGACAAGCTCGCGATGGGGCTGCGGGCCTGCTTCGGACGATCCGTCACGGTCCGGCTGCCGTGGGCGGAGTCGACGAAGAGTCAGATCCTCTACGCGGTGAAGCCCGACGCGGAAGCGCTCTGGATCGTCCAGCGCTCTTACTCCTGCTATCGCGAGGACGGCCCGTGCCTGCGTTGCGGGGCGTGCGTCAAGCGGAAGGCCGCCTTCGACGCCCACCCGGACATCCTCGACCTTTCTCAGCGGACGCACATGACCGGCGGCGACCCCGCGCGGGCGGTCCGTTGATGATGTTCATCGGCTCCACGCGCGCGAAGCGCCTCGTTGACCGTTCGATCGCGAACGGATGGGGACGCCTGTTCTGCTGCGAGAAGCCGGCACCGCGGCCCGGCGAACCGTGGGCACTCGACAACGGGGCGTTCCCTGCGTGGTTCCACAAGAGGCCGTGGAGCGCTGCCGCGTTCCTGCGAAGCGTTGAACAATCAGCCGGGCTGCACCCGCCGACAATGGCCGTCCTCCCCGACAAGGTCGCCGAGGGCCACGCCTCGCTTGAGTGGTCGCTGCGGTGGCTCGCGCTCAACATCCTTCCGGCTTTCCCCTGGTACCTCGCGGTGCAGGACGGGATGGCGTTCGATGACGTCGAGCGGGCGCTACCCGAGGTCGCCGGCCTGTTTCTCGGCGGCACCGACGCCTTCAAGGCCACGGCGCCCGCGTGGCGCGCGCTCGCGCACAAGCACGGCAAGAAGTTCCACTACGCCCGCGTGAGCACGCAGAACCGGCTGCGTGCCGCCATCGACTGCGGCGCCGACTCCGCCGACTCCGCGCAGATGCTCTGGAGCACGAAGTACGACGGCAACCACTGGGATCGGTTCGAGCGCTGGTGGCGAGACAACATGGCGCAAGAACCGCTCTTCAAGAGGACAGCATGAGCAACGAGAAGAAAGATTCAACGCCGATGCCGGGCGCCGCTCGCGAGACCCCGCCGCCGTTCGGTGCAGGGTTCACGTGCGAATACTGCGGCTGCGCCAAGGCCGATCACGCGGTGCCTTGCCCGGTGCCGTGTCCGTCGTTGAGTTTGCGCGGGCAGTCGCCTCGCGCTGCGGATAGCTCGGGCTCCGCTCCGAAACGCGGTGACATCTACGTTTCGGTCTCCGAGCACGACAAGGGGCGTCGCTACGAAGTCCGGCACGTGAACGCCATCATCTTCGTGCCGCTCGACAGCGGCGACGGAGCCGATGCGCTCTCGGCAGAGACGTTCGCAGCGAACTTCAAGCGGGCCGAGGCGGGGCCGTTCACATCGCAAGAAGAAGGACCGAAACGATGAGCCCGTGTCCCTACTGTCACCGGGTGCGCAGCGAATGCTCGTGCCGCCACTGCGCTGCGCTCACGAAAGGCAAACCCTGATGGCGCGGCAACCGACTAGCGACTGCGACCCGGGCATCTACGAGAACGGTCGAACGGTCTGCGTTCTCGCGGGCACATCCACCGCGATCGAGGCGGTCGTGGTGCGCGTGCGCGAGGAGATGAAGATCGCTCTCGACTGGCACTACGTCGGTGGGCGCGCGTGCGTGCTCACGACGGAGCCAGAGGGGCTCGACGCCGGCATCTACGAGGCGATCAAGATGGCGTTGCCCATCATGCTTTCAGCCTCGCCTTCTGGACCCGCAGCCTCGGGGGACCGATGACGGCGGTAGCACATCCGGTTCTCGCCGGGCTCGCCGGCTGGCATCGCTGGAGCAATTGGGCTGCGCACTTCTACGTGAACGGCGCGCACCTTTGCTCCGCGCACCACGGGACGTTCATGGGTGGTCATCGGGAGCCGCGCCGACCGGACCCCGCCGAGGTCGCGCCGACCGGCATTCCCTACGGGAAGGTCTGTCAGCGCTGCCTCAAGCTGAAAAGCGCAACGCCGGCACCACGCGCAGCCGAGGAGAAGAAATGACGAAGCGACGCATCACGTCCAGCGAACTGCTCACGCTCGCCGACACCATCTGCAAGCTGAGCGGCGAGTCCGGTCACGTCTCGCAGTACGGCGCGATCACCGAGAAGCTGAATTCGGCGCTCGTCGATGTGCTGTCCGCCGCGCAATCCGCAGCCTTCCAAGAGGCTCGCGAGGCACACAATAAGGCGACGATGGCCGCCGAGGCGGCGCCGTCCGAGGGCGCCGACCGATGAGCCCCGAAGAGGCGGCGGACTCGTCGACGTGGATCTACTGCGAGCATGGTCTCGCGTCGCAGTGCGAGGAGCCTCACTGCGCGGGCGCAGACGCATACGAGCGCGAGCTTGGCGAACGGCTTCGTGCCGCTCGTTCCAGCGAGCACAAGTCCCCCGCCTCGGCGGGCAACGATTCAGGAAAGGGCAACGGATAGAAGAATGGCAAAGAAACTCTACACCGTGACGATCGAGGCCGAGGTGGTCGTAGTCGCCGAGTCCCCCGAGGAAGCGCAGGAAGAGGCCGAGCAGGCCGTCATCGACACCGAGCTCCACTTCCATGCGGTGCCGATGCACTCGCTCCCGGCCGGCTGGAGCCGCGAGTCGATACCGTTCGGCGTCGGGGTCGACGAGGACGAGGACAGGACCACTCAGGGGTGGATCGACGTCGGCGCCGCGCCCGAGTTCACGCGCCTCAATGCCGAGATGAAGGCCCGTGCCGAGAAGCGGGGATCGCTGACCGGGTCCGTTGCGCAGGAGCCGAAATGACCGCAAAAGATGAGCGCTTCGCGGCGATCAAGGCCGCGATGATGCCCCAGATCGACATGGCGTTGAACATGTGGCTCACGCAGCTCAGCGCCACGATGGACGCCGCGTCGGCTGCTGAGGTCGACCGGTGCATCAGCATCGTCGAGTCGTGCACCATGCTGAAGAAGCCGGAGTGGAACGCGGGGCTCCGCTTCGCGATCGACAGGCTTCGCGAGTGGAAGAAGGAAGCCGCTGCGGAGAACGGACGCAAGGAAGGGGGCACCGATGGCTGACGGCACCTATCGCGTCATGCAGTCCGAGGACGGCACCCGCACGCTCTACCTCTTCCCGCCCGACGGCTCGTCCTATCGTTCGATCTCGAGCGGCAGCGACGAGCCCGAGGAGGAGAGCGACGAGTCCGGGCCCATTCGTACGGTGTGCGTCACCCTCAATTCGGGCACCGCGCCCCAGGTCCTGGAGTGGTCGCCGTCTGTCTTCGACACCCTGCTCGACGGGCTCGGGGCGGCGCAGCGGCAGAGCAAAGAACGAGGAGATTCCAATGGGTGACGCAGCGGTCTACGAATTCTCATCGCGACAGACGCAGACGGTGTGCTGCACATGCGGGGTGCTGTTTTGCATGCCCGAGTCGCTCATCAAGAACCGTCGAGAGGACGGCACCACGTTCTATTGCCCAAACGGGCACACGATGACGTTCGGGAACGCGATCAAGCGGGAGGCCGACAAGCTCCGCGAAGAACTGGCCGCTCAGGCGCGGTGGCTGGAGGCCTCACGCGCGGACGTCGTACGCCAACGCGAGCGCCGCGAAGCCGCGGAGCGACAGGCTGCGGCGGCGCGCGGGCAGGTCACGAAGCTCAAGAACCGCGTCGGCAACGGCGTGTGCCCCTGCTGCAATCGGACGTTCACGAACCTCCAGCGCCACATGCACACGAAGCACCCCGGCTTCGCGAACGAGGGGGCCGACGTTCCTGGGACCACCGACGCCCCGCCCAAGGAGAAGACGTAATGCCGATCACGAAGACGCCGTACGACGGCTACACGCAGTGCGAAGACTGCTCGGGACGCATCCCGCCGGACTGCTCGTGCAACTGCATGGTGGGCCGACTGCGGAAGCGCGTCGATGGTCTGGAGATGGCAGTCCAGCGGCTCGAAAGCATCGTGCTTCGGGGCGAGGAGGGTGCGCCATGAAGTGCACCGAACCCGACTGTCACTTTTGCAGGCGAGACGCGAAGGCCGCTGAGCGCGACGCGGCTGTCGCGGAAGCTGAACGGCTGCGCGGGATACTGAGGCGCATCGGGGAATGGGACCAGCTCAATCCGCCGCGACCAGGAAGCGATTTCCCATGGCTTCGCGAGCTGGTGGACGATGCCCTGAAAGGCGGGTCCTCATGAACGCGTCGCCTCTTCCCCACGGCTACTCCAGTGACTTCGTGGCGTCGTACCCGTACGTCGTGCGCGAGCGCAGCCACGGGCCGAACTACCAGCGGTCCTATCTCGCCGATCCGTGCCTCGTGCCGGACGGCGTGAAGTGGACCAACTCGCAGCGCAAGGCGTTGCACATCTACCTCCAGGCGGCTCGCGGCTTCGCGGAGAAGTACGACGCCGTCGTCGTGAAGATCGTGCCGCGGACTACTCCTCCCCAGCCAAAGGGCGAGCCGTGAAGAAGAAGAACCGCAAGCTCCCACCGTTCGAGGCGATGTACCCGACGCAGCACGCGCGCCACGCAGCCGATCGCGAGTTCGACAAGCTGCCGCTCTCGACGTCGCTGGGCGAGGCGATCCGCGTGTGGGACTGGCACTACCTCAACGCGGGCGGCAGCGTCGTCGGGGCGGGTCCGACGTGAGCGATCCTTGCACCTGCGACTGGCAAGCGCCGCACGGCGACCCGTGCCGAACCACGAGCTACGTGCGACCGGAGCCGTACGGTCGCGAGTACCGCGCAGGCGCCGCGGCGGCGTTCGGGCTCATGGGGATGGCGTTCGCGATCCGAAAGCGCGAAGCTCAGAAGGGGAACGCGGAGATCATGACCTTCTACAACGAGCACGGTTCCTTGCGTGACAGGAGCGATCCCCATGGCTGACCCCACGATGCGCGAACTGGCCTTCATCGGGCTGCTCGACGAGATGTCCTACGAGCGTGCGGTGGCCCAGCTTGGCTCTGGTACCGAAGCGCTGCGGACGGCGTTCAACTGCACGCTCAACGGGTGGGTGAGCCGAGGGCAGCTCACGGCCGAGGGGCGCGCCTTCATCACGAAGCCGATCAAGACGACGGCCTGGGATATCAAGGTGCTTCCGGCCTCGCCGGATGGGGGCCAGGAAAAGTGAGAGTCCAGATCGTCGAGTTCGAGCTTGCGGACGGACGCAAAATCGCCGCCGTGGTGCCGGCGTTCATGGATGCCGGCGAGGCGCTCGCTCGCATCGTCAACATCAAGGCGTTTCCACCATTCGAGGACGAGACCATGCGTCAGCAGGTGTTCGACCAGAGCGCGGCGGATACGTGAGGCGCAGCCCCGAGGGTCGAGCGGTGACACTCATCGAGATCGAGCCGAGCTACCCAGGCGAGCCATGCCAGACGATCCGGGCCACGCTCGTCAAGACAGCGGGGAAGCTCGCGCACGTGCGGCACGATCCGGGCGGGATGTTCACTCGCGCGACACCGTGGACGATGCCGGTCGACCGCAAGACGGGCCGCCCGGTCGGTGACTGGGCGTGGCGCGTGATCGACGGGGACTTGCCGCTATGACGGAGGCGGTCCACGATTGGGAAAAGCAGGGCCTTACGTCGCCGCAGCACTGCGGGAGTTGCGGCCTCAGTCGCGAGCTGGCCGGGGCGTGGTGGCAGTACACGCGCGGCGGTCAGTTCTTCGGCGTTGTTTCGCCCGCGCCGCCGTGCGACCCCGCGTGGCCCCGTTCGTTCTGGATGGCGAGACCCGAAAGGAACACCATGACCGAACCGAAGACCGACTCCCAGCGCGCCCATGAGTGGCTGAATCGCTGGTACGAAAACGAGGTCCCCGCAGCCTCGCCGAACCTGCACGGGCCGCTGGTGCAGCTCCTGGCAGAAGTGCGGGGGCATGAGCAAGACCTTCTGGCGAAAGCCCAATACCGAAGGGGCCACGCGAACGGCGCACGCGCCGCGGGCATCGTTCGCACATGCGAGCTACACGCCCTCACGCGGGCACAGCACTGCGACGAGCTGGAGAAGGCGATGATCGCCGTCCCGCAAGAGTTCGTCGAGGGCGAGGGCGAGACGCCATCGGGCGCCGTGCAGCGCCTAGCGGACGCGTATCAGGTGCTCACGCAGGGGCGAACGATTCTTCAGGGGCCAGAGAAGGTCACTGTCGGCTGGGTCGTGCGGGCCGGTGGGCGATTGCACCACGGTGCCTACCTCACGCCGAGAGGGCACCACTACACGTGGGCCGGACGCAGCCGGGCGATGGTGTTCGCGAACCGAGGCGTGGCCCTGGACGCGATGCGCGACGTCAGCGCGGCTCGCGCGTCGAGCCTTGGCGGGTGGCGGTTCGTCCGCCTCGTCAGGACGCAGGTTTTTTGATGCCCGACGAGAAGCCGGTCCCCCGAGACGCGCGACGCGTCCCGAACGTCGAAGGCAGCGACCGTGAGCCGTGCAGTGCGTGCTACCGATACGCCCTCGTGATGATCGAGTCTCGAAACAGGGTGGCGCTCTGCGCTGAGTGCCTAGCCGCGATGGCTCGACTAGAATGACGTGCGGAGTACATCGGCACTGCGCCGACGAGGCGCCTGGGCGTTGCCCATGGTGCGAGATCAGCAGACTGCGAGCGGCCAGCACTGCGATGGTCCGTCTACTGACAGAGATTCGTGAGCTGGAGGCGTCGAATACGGCAGACGATTTCATCTACTGCATGGGCGAGAAGGTACGGCGCATCGACGAAGTGCTCCGGACGTTTCGCGCCGCGGATTGATACGGCGCAGCCCTCACGCCTCGAACGGCGGGTCATCGCCCTCGGCGTAATCGAGCCGGTGAATCGTCGGCTCGCTGCCTGGGTCGTCGAGCGCGGGGACGGTCACGGCGTCAGCCACGCCAAGCAGCGTCTTCCACTCGAGGAGGTCCGGATCGAGGTGGAACGCCTCGATGCGCTGGGCGTTCCGCATCAGCAGCTTGTTCGCGACGTTCCGCGGCACCAACCCCGCGTTGTGCGCGCCCTCGGGCGTCCACTCGTTCATGTGGATTTGCGCCGCGGCCTCGAGAAAGTCGCGGGCGTTCACGGCCTGGAACAGCCTTGGGAAATGCGCGTTCGCCCCGCATGCCCACGCCAGCGAGTGCAGCGCGAGTTGCGCGCAGGCGTTGTAGCTCTCCCACTCCGGCAGCCGCGCGAGCAGGATGCGGTCGTTGCTGTCCAGCTTGGCGAACGCGAGCGCGTTCATGCCCTCGCGCGTCAGGCGCAGGTCCGTAAGTTTCGCGGCCACGGTCCAGCCGCCGTGCATGGCCGCAGCATTGTCCTTGAGCAGCTCCCACGCGCAAATCTTCTCGGTCGCGGTCGCTGGGACGCCGCCCGCATGCATGAACGGCAGCTGCACCATCTCCTCGCGCGTGAAGATGGCGTCACCCCACGCGACCGTCACGATTCCGCGGATGTCGGTGTAAGGGCATGGCACCCCAGGGCCCTCGAGCGGGCCGGTGAAGTCCAAGAACCCGGCGTGGACGGAGGCTCTCACGGCTTGTCGACCTTGATGTCTTCCAACACGTCGACCTCGAGATCCGTAATTCTGCGGTCGTAGTCCCTGAGGAACTGCTTCTGCTGGTCGACGGGGATGAGCTGCACCCCTGCGTCGAAGAGCTGGCGAGCGACGGCGATCGCATCGGTCACGTTGCCCTCGGCGACGTCGACCCCGAGGCGAATCAGGGCAAATCCGGTGTCCGCGATACTCATTTCGAGCCGTCCCTTCCCGCGTCGTTGTCGTTCGCAAAGTTGAGCGTGCGCCCGGCCTCGGGCACTCCCGCATCGACCGTCCAGGCGGCCTTCACGCGGTCGCGGCACTTGTCGATGCTCGCGCGGTCGGTGTACTGGTCGACGCACGCGGATTGCTGGGCCTTGTAGCTGAGATTGGCGGCCTCCTGCGGGCTGACGGCGTCGACGAGCGCGCACCCGTGGATTGCGCCGATGACGAACAGGGCCGCGAACAGGGCGAGGCCGTAGGCGATGAGCTTGCGCATCACCAGTGCCTCCATGCGTGCGGGGCGCCACCGACCCAGCCGACCTCTGCCAGGAACCCGAAGAGCAGCAGCAGGCAGAGCAGCGCGTACGCCACGTTAGCCCACGGCTGCGCGACGCCGAACGCCGCGAGCAGCGCGCGCGCAACCATGCAAACGACGCCAGCGATGACGCAGAAGATGATGAGGGCGATGAGGACTGAAATCATTTGGTCACCGTGATCGAGGTGGAGGTGGGCGCCGGCGGTTGCGCGGCGCGAGTCGTGACGTAGTTGGTCGCCGCGGTGATGAGGACGAGGGCCAGTGCCGCAAGCGCCATGAGGAGCCCGCGGACCGTGGGGCTCTTCTCTGCGAGCTTCTGCAGACCCTTGACGCCTTCGACGATGGCGCTCACCTGAGCCTTATTCGCGGTCTCGACGAGTTCCTTGACCTCCGCCTTCGTCGCGGTGCCGGCAGAGAGCGCCGCTACGTCGTCTTTGGTGGCGGCCTTCGATGCGAGGTCGTGGGTCTCGGCGATCTTGCGGTCGCGCTCAGCGTCCTTGATGATTTGCTCGGCCTGCCTAGCCTGAATCTCCAGGTTCAACTGCGACGGGTGCTCGTCGATGAGCGCATGCACGCGGTCCGTTGTGAGTGGCGCGGGCGGCGGATTCGTCGGCGACTCGAGACGCGCAAGCCGGCCCTCGATGCCTGCGACGCGAAGGTTCATACCCTTCCCGTCCTCAACGAGCGTGCTCACGCTGGTCGCCATCCCGTTGACAACCTTGGACAGTTCAACCGCCCACAGCGGGACGGCCGGAATCTCCACGGTCGGCTTCTCGTCGGTGCTCATGTCGCCGCCGTGTTGGCGAGTTGCGCGCGCGCTGCGGTCAAGTCGGTGAGCACCTTGGCGTCGACGGCTCCCTGCGCGATGGCGAGGATCGCAGCGGACTGAGGCGCCGTCAGCGTTACCGAAATGATGCCCCCGAGCTTCGTTGGTACGCCGTTGAGATCGAGCACGTCGTAGGCCACGTCGGCCTTGCTCGAACCGTTGTTGTAGAACGTGACCGTCTGGATCTTGTTTGCCATTGATGTCCTCAGGCCACGGTGAACGCGGCGGTAAGCTGTTTGACTGCGGACGTGGCGAACTGGAACACCGCGCCGGTGCCCGCGGCGAGTGTTGCTGCTGCGGCCACTGCGTTGACGTCCTGTACGGCGAGCGTCCCGCTGCCGGCGTTCCATATGTACTTCGTGTACCCGGTCGCGTCCGTGGCAGCGGGCAGCTTGATGATGTTCGATCCGGTGCCGGTCACCTTGATCGTGTAGTTCTTGTATTCTGCATTCGATAGCGTATCGGTCGCTCCTGCGCCGCTCTGCGCGTGCACCGTCATGCCGTGGGCGCCATACACACTGGCGGTCGCGAAGCCGGACCCGCCGGTGATGGGATACGTCGACTCCGTGAAGCCGGTTGCGCCACGGACGGCGAACTTTGCCGCGCCAGCGTTGCCGAGCGCTACATCGTGCGATGTTGCGACGTAGCAAAAGATATGGTTGACGGGCTGTAGTCCGGAGCTGTTGAGGCCAAACCATAGGTTGTCAGAGGCGTCCGTCTCGGCGAGGCACAGCGGCGCCGTGCCGCCAGCGTTCTCCATCTTGATGCTGCCAACGGACGGCAGGCGGAGGTGGCCCGTCGTTGCAGGTGTGGCGCCGATACTGAGGAACGACGCTCCCGCGAGAACGTTGCTCGCCTGTTGCAGCGCCGTGCCGCTCGACGTGACAACGCCGTTCGCGGTCGTGAGGCCGGTGCTGGCGTTGGTGCCGCCGTTCGCGAGAGGCAGCACGCCGGTGACGTCCGCCGTCGCGAGGTTGACGGCCGCCGCTGCCCCGTCTTCGACGCCTGCAGTGACATGCCGGAAGCCCGTCCCGGTCGGCACGCCGCCGCCGCTGCCTGCGCCCGTCGCTCTGACGAACGGCACGCCAGCAAACGTCACGCCGGTAGCCGCAAACAGCAGGCGGCATGTGGTGCCCGTCAGCAGTACGGGGGCGCCGCCGACGCCGTTAGACACGGTCATCGAATACGGAGTCGTGTTCTCGACGTACTTGTAATAGGCGCCGTTGGTTCCGGGCAGCGGGTACGTGACCGTATGGCCCGCCGTCCAGGCTCCCGTGGTAAAGGTGTTGAAGTCGAGCGCGTACTGGCCGACAGCCACCGTGTAGCTGGCGTCGGCTGCGAAGGTGAATCCCTGCTCGCCGTGAACGCTGTACGGGCTGGAGCTCGCCAGTTCACCAATGATCCGGCTGCCCACTTGCACCACGCCGCTAGCGCTGAGGGCTCCCGTCGTTGCAACCGCCTGCGCGCCGAAGTCTGGAGACACCTTCGTACCGGCGATGGCGGCTGCGGTGTTTACGTCGGCATTCACGAGCAGCGACGCGGCGGACACCCATGCGCCCGCGGAGACTTTCGCAAGCCCGGTGGACGTGGGAGAGTTCATACTCGCGAGAGGCTGCGTCACCCATGCCGCGCCGTTCCACGAGACTGTCGCGCCAAGCGTCGTATCGAAATACGTCTCACCGACGAAAGGCAGCGTGGGTCGCGCGGCCGTGATGCCGGAGCTCGGCAGTGACGCCCGCACGGGCTCCGTCCGCGTCTCTGCGAAGGTGCCGGTAAAGAGCGACTGCGCGACGACGGCGATCGACCCGTCATGGATCACGGCGAGCACGGCGGACCCGGGACCACTCACCCACGTGCCGACCATCGGGTATCCGCCGTCGTGGGAGACGCGCTCGAAGAAGATCCTGCAGGTCTTGGCCGCAACAATTGTGATGACGGGAACGGTCGGGGCGAGAGTGTTGTCGAGCTCGCCATCGCTCTTGATGAAGATGTCGGTGTCCACGACGACGTGAATCATCGCAACGACCGCGCCGGCCAAGGCGCCGACGCTTCCGAAGCCGGTAAGCAAGAACGGCGCACCGAGGTCGAAGACCAACGGAAACACCGCCGTGGGCGCTCCGACCACGTTCAGAATGCTGATCTGAGCGACGTTGCGGAGTCGGCCACCGTCTGCGATCGTCAGCGTGGCGCCGTAGACCGGATCGATCCCGAGGAAGTTCGTACGGCCAGAGCATTCGGTGTTCGCGGTACCCGGGACGATGCACGCAGCAATCGAGTCGTCGACGTATACGGTGCACACGCCCGCAAGAGCCGTGATGAACGTCTCGACCTCGGGCCACGTGGCAACGGCGTTACCGGCCGACGCGACGCCGGGGCGGAAGATGATGGTGGACACGGGCAGGATCGCCGCAGACAGTTGGGCCGCTGTGACCTTGCGAGAAATAGGAACGCCGCTCATGTCCACGGTCTCGAAGAGATCCGTGGAGTGCACGCCGGTTGTCGTCGCCGGCAGATCGGTAATGCGCTTGTCCGTCATTGGCTAACGAGTCTCCGTTCGCCGGCCTCGGTAATGCGGACCTCGAACAGCTCCGTAATTCGGTAAGAGCCGGTGTTCCCGAATGGCGGCTCGAAGTCGCCAGCCACGACGAAACTGCGCGCAAGCTTCGTGGGGATGACCATCGCGCGCGGCGCGTGGAGCGGAACGATAATCGTGCGGCTCATCGGGTGGCCGTCGCGGCGATGTTGAAGGTTCCTCGAGCGAGGATCGACGTCTCGCCGCTGGCCCAGTCGACGAGCAGATCGTAATAGGCCGTGATGGCAACACCCGCGTTGACCGCGAGTAGCTGTGCACGGGTAATCGTGATCGTGACGCCGTTGTTGTAGGCAGGCGCCGCCGGTCCTGGAGTGGTGGTGCCCGCGACCCACGCGAGACCTGCGCCGATGGTGAGCGACAGGAGTTGCGTCGTCGTGGCGTCCGACGTGGGCCGCACCATCATGCGCGCGGTGGCGTTGGTGAAGTCGACAGGAACGAGATCGTTCACGTCCTTCGACCCGCTTGCCGGCGGGCTGAAGTAGAGAAACGTCTCGCTAAAGTCGACACCTTGCAGCGCCTCCAGTCGCGTATTTGAGGCCGGTCCCGACATCAGGCGTCGTCGTTCGAGGACTGGTAGAGACGCATGGTGCCGTTGCTGGCGCCGACGAAGCCGAGGAAGAGATCCGCGCCCTCCTGCAGCAAGAAGCGCTGCGGGGTCTTCGCGTAGATGACCCACGCGGTCATCGGCGCCGGCGTGTATACGCCGTTGAGGAGGGTTCCGACCGTCGCTATGTACGGGACGTTGCCGCCCGTCACGAGCGCAGCAGTGCTGCCGAAGATCACCCCAAGGTCGACGTCACTCTCGATGGTGACGAAGTTCTTGGTCAGGCTCTTCGGGTTGTCGTGCGTCGTGTAGTTGAACACCGCCTGCGAGACGCCCGTCGCGAGGGAGAAGTAACTGGCGGTGGCGGAGACGGAGACGGCGAGGACTTGGCCTTGCGGTCCCGATGCGGATGACGCGCGAGGGGCGGAGAGAAATGCCGACTTGCGATTTGCGACAGGGAATGCCATTGAAACCGTGACCCCTTGTTTCCAGCCAGGCGTTACCTGGCATTTGAGGGGGCCCCGGTTTCAGTGGGGGCCGTAATTGCGAGCGTAGAGATTGACTATGCGGCCAGCCTGAACGTGGGACAGATGAGGCCTAGGACACCCCACTCGCGCTTGCTGCAGTTGCACGACTTGCAGAGCGGAACGATGTTGTCAGCTTCGTGGCGACCGCCACGCGAGAGCGCGATGACGTGGTCCATGGTGAGCGTCTCGTCAGAGCGTAGGCAGTGCCCGCATGCGTGATTGAACCGGTCAAGGATCGCGAGCCACTCCGCGGCCGTCACGCGACCCGTCGTGATCTTCTGGACGCGACGATTTTCCGAGACGACGCGCTTGCGTTCCGGATGCGCCCGGTTCCAGGCGAGCGACTTGGCCATGTTCGCTGCGGGATCAGCGTCGTATTTACGTTTCTTGGCTGCCGCAACTGCCGCCCTGTTGGCGAGCTGCCAAGCGCGCAGGTAGTCTCGCCGCTGGTCACGATTGGCCGACTGCCACGTTCGCATGTACTCGTCGCGACGGCCTTTGTTCTCGACCTGCCAGGCGCGCGCCCTCCCCTTGCTGTATTCGCGATTGGCGCGGTACCAATCGCGGCTGATGGCGTTGAGCTGGGCGCGGCTCTCCGGTGCGAGAAGAGCCCTTTTCGCGTTGACCCTATGCGACTTGCATGACCCGCAAAGAAGCCCGTACGAACGACACGAATTGTCGTTGGTCAGTTCGACCGAGCAGTCTTTGCAGGTGCGCATTTTGATTACCAGTTTACCAGTTGGTAACCAGGACATCAACCGTACTTGAATTCGCCGTATCGATCGTTCCCGCCGCGACGCGCGCGATGACGATGAGCGCCGCTGCGCCGGACTTGCCGATGGTGCGGCCCGCCGAGTTGGAGCCATAGGCGAGCGTCGACGTCAGCGTGCCGCCGGGCGTGTTCATCATGCACTGGACGCCGCTTCGGGTCGCTGACCACAGGAACAGGCCCTCCGTCGAGCCGAGCGTGTACGTGCCCGACGCGAGGGTGATGATGTTCTTGCAGACGCGAGGATAAAACACCGGATCGTTGGTGCCGACAACGAAGCCGCCGGTGGTGGTCGCCATCGCCTTCCACGTCGAGCCAGCCCACAGTGTGCCCTCGGAAACCTCGACGGTGCAGCCGTTCTGCCCGGTCGTGCCGAAGGCCATCGAGGACAGGCGCGTGAGCGGCGCAACGCCGACCGCGACCGTGCCGACGACGTAGAGCCCGCAGTCGGCCGCGGTCGTCTGCGCCGCGAGGAGCACGATGTCACCGGCGATGTACGTGACGCCGTCCTGCGCGGTGCCGCCGGTCACGCCGACGAACGCGGTCAGAGACTGGGTCGCGTAGCAGGCGCCGCGCGCCTTGAAAGCGGTCTGCCCGGGGGCCTGCCAAGCGGGGTAGCCGTCCGCGGCCGTGCGGAGGACGTCGCCAACGTTACCCGAGTTGATGGATCGCTCCGGCTGATTACCATTCGGCATGTGAGACTCCTGAAGCCGCGGTGAGCGGCGGAATAAATCGTTCGGACTCGCCGGCCTGGTTTCAGGAGCCGGAATCTCGAAGGCGATTTTTCAGGGGCCTACGATCAGCAGACGTAACTAGCGTGGATACTTCATAGCATTGAGAGAGGTCGTGTCAGCCATCTTGAGTGGCTTGTGCGGCGCTTTTCCGTGGGGCTCAGGAGACAGGAAAGAAGCCTGCATCAACTTCTGAGTCCCGGGGTCCATCTGTGGAATCCCAAGGAAGGTTTTGAGCGGCGCCTGCATGTGAGTCGGTACGGGCTTGGTGCGTGCGTCGAGCTCGGCGCGGAGTGCCTTGGACTGCTTGGCGTAGATCGCCGGATTCGCAGCCTGCAACGTCTCGACGTGCTGCGGGGTGATCGTCCCGTCCGCGACGAGCTGCAGCGCATGCTCGGGATGCGTCGCGATGTCGAACTTGCGATTGAACTGTGATTTCTGCTGGTCGTTCGGCTGCCATGCGTCCATGTCGACCCGCGGCGTCAGGCTGTCCGACCTCGGCGCCGGTGGCTGCGGGACCGCCTGCATCAGGTGTTGAATCGTGCGCATCGCGGCCGTCTGGAACGACTGCGCGGTGGCGGGCGCGTGGGGAGAGATGGGCGTAGCGGTGCCGGTGACGTGGGCCTGGAACGCGTCGGGGCTGCCGGCGGCATGGAGCACGGCTGCGCGACGCTTCTCGTAGGTGTCGTGATCGTGCGGCGGGAGGCCTGGCTTCTTGCGCTCGCCGGTGCCGCCGAGGGCGCGCTTGACGGCTTGTAGGCCATCGTCCATTTTCCCGAGGACGCGATTCTTCATCGCCTCGAGCTCGGCGAGGCGGGCGAGGGAGAGGCCTGGCTTGGTGACGGAGTCGAGCGCGAGGCCGATGATGCCGCCGACGCCGTGGCCTTTCTCGTCGGCGAGGAGGGCCTTGAGCTGGTTGACGTGAGCCACTTCGGTGGACGTCTTGGCGATGGTCGTCGCCATCGAGGCAAGCGCCTTGCGCTCCGTCTTGATCGCAGCCTTGCCGGCGGCATCGAACGTGTAGTTTTTCTCGACCGCATCGAGGAAGGCTGAGCGACGGGCGATCTTGTCGCCGAACGCTTCGGTGTTGAGATCGCCGGACGGCTTGGTAAGGCCCTTCATGAACCCGTCGATCGATGCGTCGTTGGCGCGGTAGATCGGCACGCCCGCTTTGGAGTCGTACGAGACGGTGTATTTGCCGTTGAAGTACTTCGACGTGCCGAGCATGTCGGTCGTGGCCTGATTCACTTCCTTCTGCGCGACAGCGCCGGCCCCGAAAACGCTCTCGTCTTCGAGAACGAGTCGAATCTTGTCGTAGAGGGCGTCGAACGCGTGCGCGGCGTCGGTGCGACCGAGCGGGTTCGTTCCGTACGCGGTCTCTTTGCCTACCGACCGCTTGAAGCTGTCGATCGCCATCATCACCGACGCCGGCTCGTCCGCGCGCTCGGTCTTGGTAATGAGGTCTTTGACCTGCTTGCGGAGCCTCTTGATGCTCGGCTCGCCTCCACCCTTCGTTGCGTACGAGTCGAGTTCGTCGATCGTCTTCGTCGCATCGTCCCAAACACCCGTCGCGGCCTTCTTCACCGGGGCGAGGTTCTCCGCGGGGACGAGCTTCGACATCTGTTCGGCCTTGGCCTCGCCAAAGCTGGCATCGTCAACGATACGACTCGCCGCCAAAGACTCATCGAGGCTCTTGACGACCGATCGGGTCGCCTCGCCCACCAGTTCATCGTGCTTCGCGAAGCCGTGCGGCCCGCGTTCGGCCCACGCCTTCTCGAGCGTCGCGCGGTGCGCCGGATCGTCGACCTGGCTGATGATGGTCTTCGCGGCCTGGTCGGTGATGGCGGATTCGCGAGGAAGCTTCGCCGCCCCCTCATCCGCCCCGATCTCCGAGGCCTCGATGAGCCCCTTCGGCGCCTTCTTCGTCAGCATTCCGCCGACGCCGTGAAGCGCGCCGCCGAGCACGCCGCCGATGAGCGCCCCGTGCATGAACGCGGAGCCCAGCGCCTCGCCAGTGAGATCCGGATCGTCTTGGAGGTACTGCTTGCTGGCTTCCTGAGCGACGCCGACCACGCCGCCTTCAACCGCGCCGCGCGCGCCCCCGGCGATAATGCCCTGAGCGACGCGCCCCGCCGCGGTCTCGGCCTCGTGCCCGACGATGCCCTTGGCGATGCCGCCCGCGAGGTCGCCGACCTTGGCCAGCGCGCGCGTGGGCCCAAGGATGGCGGTCTCAGCGGCGCCGCGAAGGAGGCCCTTCTCGGCCGCGCGCACGCCGACGCGACCGGCTTCCGCCGCAGCGAGAGCGGGCGTCAGCGTGCCGGCGGAGAGGACATCAGCGGCGACAGGAGCGATGAAGCCTGCGACGTCGCCAGCCGTCGTGGCGGCGGGGTTGGCCTCGGCGCGGCCGCGGATGCCCTCACGGACAGTGGGGCCGCCGATGCCTCCAATGACAGCGTTGGAAGCGCCGAGGGTCGCGGAGTCGAGCGCCGCGGTTCCGAACGCGAGCGCGGCTTGCGGCGTCGAGCCGTACTTCTGCTGCTGCTCGTGCTCGTGCCACTGCGCGCCGGTGACGGGCTTCGCGCCGTAGTTGGCGATCGCGTCGGGCAGTTCCTCGATGTCGACGGTGCCGATCTTGCCGCCCGCCTCGATGGGGACGCGCGTGCCCTTGGCGTACTTGTATTTGCCGGAGAGGATCTGCGCGTGCGAGTCCGCCGCGTCGACGACGACAGGCGCGTTGGTCTCCTTGTCGTAGAGCGTGACGCTGCCGGCCGGCACCGCGGAGGGTGTCGGAGCGGGTGCAGGAGCCGGGGGGCCGATGACGGGGTCGGCCACTTAGGGCGCCATTCCCGGCGGGGGGCCCTTGTTGGGCTCGGGGGCGGTCGCTCCCTGCTCGCGAGCCAGCGCGTTGTAGACGCTGCGTACGCCTGCGATCTTCTGCTGCTTCTGCTGCGGGGTGTCGCTCAGGTGGAGTTCAAAGCGCTTCTCGATCTTCTCGATCATGACCTTGTTCGGCTTGCCGTCCGCGTCCTTCGCAACCTTGCCGACCGCTTGCAGCATCTGCGTGTTGATCGCCTCCAGCTGCTGCTGAGCATCATTTGATGCCGGCGCGACGCGCTGAGGAAGGTTCGCGAACGCGGCGTCGCTTAGGCCAGACCCGAGGATGACGGGGTGTTTCTGTAGGTTGTCCATCTGCGTGTTGAACTCGTCCGACGCGGTCTGCGTCTGCTGACGTTCTTGCGCGATCTTGCCGCGCTGCTCCGGAGTCATGTTGCCCCCGGCGCCCTTCACGCCGCCCGCGAACGCGCCCGCGCCGGGCTGCGGATCGTTACCCGTGTGGAGCTTGTACGACCAGCGGATCGCCTCGTCGGGCGAAACCGTGATCCCCAGCTTGTCCTGCTCCGCGATACGCTGCCGCGCCGCGGCGTAGACCGCCTTCATGTCGACGCCCCCGCCCCCGTGAGCCTGAGCCATCGGGTTCAGCTTGATCCCGGTCTCGGCCTTCTTCTGGTCGAGCAACGCGATCCGCTCGTCGAGCTGCGACTGGATCTCTTTGCCCTTGGCGATCTGCGCCTTGCTCGTCGCGGCCTGCGTCAGCGCCTGCGCGTTCTGCTTGGCCGATTCGAGCGCGTAGCCGGTCGCCACACGCTCGGCCTCTTCCTGCGACGCCGTCGCGTGCAGCGCCTGGCCATACATCGACTGCATGTCCTGGAGACGCTCGCGGCCAATCTCGTGGTTCGCCTTCTGCGCAGCGACGTCAGCGACGGCGCGCGCTTCGATGCGGTCCACGACCTGATTCGTCGGCAGGTGCAGCGCGGCCTGCTGCACGGCGCCCAGCGCTTCAGCGATGGTCCAGGTGATTTGCTGCCCGGTGGACGCGTTGTGCCACATCCGATTCGGGTCGATCTTGTCGTTGGAGAGCTGCGCCTGGAACGCCTCCATGTGCTTCCGGTACGCCTTCGACTCGTCAGCCGCAGCCTGCGCGCGGAGCTTCGTGTCGACGCCTGCGTCTTCGGTCGCCTTCGCGATGTCCTGGAGACCCTGGCCGCGCTGGCGCTCGATCTCCGCGTTCGCCTCGGCGGAGTTGCCCACGGCGGTCTTCTGGCCCTCGATGGCGTCGGCCTCGTGGTCGATCGCGCCGGTGAGCTCGTCTTCGCGCTTCTGCGTCGTAAGCTTCTGCTCGTGCGCCGCGACGGTTCCGCCGCCACCTGCGCCGCCCCAGTTGATGCCGGGCGCGGGGGATGCCTCAGGACTGCTGCCCGCACGGCCCTTGAGGGAGGCGGTGTCGCCGAACACGGGCGGCGCCGAGGCTGCGGGGTTCGGATTGACGTCTGGCGCCGGACCGTACGACTTAATCCGCGCCTGCTTCTGCTCCCACGTCTCGTTCGGCGACGACGGGCCCGCAGCCGACAGAGCCACTTCCTTGGGCGTGGCGCCGTACTTCGCAGCTTCCGCAGGAGTCACTGGGCCGGCGTTGACGTCGTCGGTGGGCGGAGTTGGTGCAGGGACGGCAACGGGCGGGGCCACGGGAGCGCCCACCGGCGGAGGCGCGGGGGCCTCCATCGCCGCGCGTGCGGCGGCCAGCGAGCCGTACTGCTGGACGATCTGCGCCTGTTGCCCGGCGTCGAGCGCGTCGAAGATGCCCATCAGCGACCTCCCCGGTAGAGCGACGCGAGAGAGGGGTCTGCGGGCGGCGGGGTTGGCGGAGTGCCGAACTGGTCGCGCACCTGGCTGTCGAAGCTGCCCTGCGGAGCGGCCACGTGCGCGACAGGCGCGCCGCGCTGCTGCGCTGGTGCCGCTGCAGGATGACGGCCACGAAGCGCCTCCACCGGATTGAACCGCGAGAGGCTGTCGTCGAACGGCTCACGGTGCTCCATCTTGGCCATCGAGGCCTGCGCCGCGTCGAAACTTTGCCCCTGCTGCTGGCGAAGGAGCGTCGCCATGCCGGCGCGGTGCCCCTCGTCCCACGCATCAGCCTTGATGCCGCGTACGGCCTGCGCTTCGGGGCGCGGGGATGCGCGCAGTTCTGGCGCCGACATCGCGGCGACCTTGCCGACGTTCTCAATCGTCGCGTCGTGCCCCTGGTCCCATGCGCCCTCGGCCGTCACGTCTTTCTTCGCCGCCATGTCGCTGGTGATGTGCTCGCCGCTTCCCTCCACAACCTTCAACCGCTCATGCAGCCGCGCCATCCCGGCGAGCGCCGCGGAGAGCGTCGGCCCGGACTCGATCTGTTTGCCGCGCGGACCCTCTGAAACCATCTGGTGGCCGACCTCGGGAACCGCCTCGAGATCCTGCGCCGAGATGCCGAGGTAGCGGCCGCCGGTGGGCTCAGAGCGCGGCTCGGCGGCGGGGTCTCGATAGTGGTAGCTGAGAGGGTGGATGCCATCGAGGAAGGCGTCTGCGCGGTTGCCACCCATCGCGCCGCGCGTCTGCTCGGCGGTCAGGACGTGGCCATCACGCGGCGGCACGATCAGTTCCGGGCCGCGCTCGCCGACGAGATAGGAATGTCCAGCCTGGATGGGGCCGCCATCGGCTTTCGGTACGGCGTTGGGGTCGAAGCCTCCGCCGGTGCCGGCCTGAGGCGCGTCATTGTTGCTCGTGTCGACGCCGCCGGGCGTGCTGCCGGGAGCGCCGTAGCCGCTGTCTTGGGACGCGCCCGCGGTGGTTCCGGTTGGGGTGCTGGGAGCCGCGCCGGCTCCGCCGCCGAGGACGCTGCCGAGTACGATGCCGCCAGCACCGGCGACCGCGCCGGCCGCCGTGGTGGCGTACTTGTCGAAGCGGCTCGAATCGTACTGGTTCTGATTCTGCGCAAGTGCCGCGGCGGCGGTCGTCTGCCCCGCCGCGATCCCCACCTGATTACCCTGCGCCTGTAGCTGCGCCTTCTGCACGTCGGTTTCCGCGCCGGTCATGCCGAGCTGATAGCGATCGTTCTCGGCGCGCTGCTGCGCGTTGAGGTTCGCCTGCGCAACCGAGATGCCTGCGTCCGCGCCCATGAGCGACTGGTCGCCGCCGCGGATCGAGTTGAACGCCTGGCCCGCCGCCATCGTGTTGTTGAGCTGCTCCTGCGCGCCGTTGATCTGCGCCGTGTTGGAGATGTTGCCGATCGCCGCAGCGGAGTTGTTTGCCTGGTTCTGCGATGCGAGCGCGAGGCCGCCCGGGCCGCGAGCCGATGACGCGATCGACGACTGATCTGCCAATGCGCGGCCGATGTCCTGCGTCGCGCGCATACCGGAAATCGACGGCATGCTCCCGTTCGCGCGCGCCTGGAGAAGCTGCGCCATCGACATCGAGTCGCCGCGCGCTTGTGCGTTGGCATTACGGTCTTCGTTGACCGAGCCGAGAGCGAGCGTCTCACCCTGCCGCCCCTGAGCGTCGGCTCCAAGCTTCGCGTAGCGCGATGCGGCCTCCGACGCGCCGCCGGCCCAGCCGCCGTACTCGAAATGCGACTGTGCCTGGTCGTAGGCGGCCTTCCTCGCTGCGGCGTCGGCGGCGGCCGCCTTCTCGTTGCGCGCGACCTCGGCTTCCTTCGCGACCTCAGCGGGAGACAGTGGCCCTGGATTCAGCGTCTCGACGATGCCAGTACCGTTCGCGCCCTCCTGATCGCGGATCGCCTGCTGCTGCTGCGCATACTGGTCCGGCGGAAGCGTGACTCCACCAGCGTCGCCGTTGGTGGACGGATCGCCGTGTGCCGCGGCGGCGTTCTGCGCCTCCTGCTGCGCGGCCATGTTCTTTTGTTCCTGCGTCGAGTGGTCGTCGACAGGAATCTTATTTCCGTCCTGATCATAGTAGTAGGCCATCTGCTTAGCGCCTCAGTGCGGGGTCGAGTCGAACGGTGCCCTTGATCGGTCCCTGCTTCTCGGCGAGGTCGAGCTGAATACCGAATAGCCCAATGCCCTGCCCACCATCAGACAGATCCGCGGGCGTCGTGGCGGTGATTCGGAACTTCATGCTCTCGCCACGCGGCTTGATGGCAATTTCGAGCTGTCGTTGCCCGGATGTCTGAGCGAACGTCCACACCGCATTATCCAATGCCACATAATCGCCGTAATCGTAAGCGACTTCGACCTTTAGACCCGCGGCGGTGTAGCGCTGGAACAGCAAAGAGACACGGTAGACGCGTTGCTCATTCTGGAATCCGTTGAACCACCCCGTTTCGATGAGCGGCGTCACGAAGGTATGGTCTGCGTCAAGGTGGGATGTGCGGGTTTCGACGTGGACCACGCCCGTTGCGTCCATCCACGCGTAGCGGTGCCCGTTTGCCGTGTAGACCATGCGCGCCGACTGCGAAGGGGCGTCGGCCACGCCCGCGAGGCTGCGGCGGCGGTCGACGCAGATCCAATTCGCTGACGACATGTCGAAAACCAGCGTGCGGCCCGTGCCTGCGGCGAGCCCCAACACAAGGTCTGACGACAGGTCGACGAGAACCGTCCCGGAGCTCGACGGGTCCAGGGTCATCGCCGAGACATACGGAAATGCCGAGAGCTGATCTTGGACCGGCTGCCCGATGCGCTGCGTCGTCTGCGCGCGCGTGAAAAGCTCGATGCCGCGGTCTGAGAGGTAGAACGCGCCGAGCGACGTGACACACGTGATGGACGAGACGGCACCGACATCGACCGCGAGTTTTCGGGGCAAGCCGAGGCCGCCCGACGCGCCGTTGTCTGAAGGGGCCTCGCCGGCGATCGCGTAGATGTCGCGGCGCTTGGCCGCGAACAGTGTCCCGTCCATGACCCACATCGCGTTGATGTCGCCATCGCCGGCTACCGGCTCCTGGAAGACGGGCGAGAACCACACGCCTTCGCCCGACACGTTCTGCCCCGAAGCCCAGACGTCGGACCCGGATGCGCCGACGAGCATGCCGTTGTAGGCGACGATGCACGACAGCCCCGGAGGCGCGCGGCGGTCTTGCGACGTGGCGTTGACGCCCGGCTGCTCGTACAGCTTCGCGTTCGCCGCTGCCGTTGCATCGGGCACCGCATCCGCGAAGGTCACCGTCGCCGACGTCGTATCGTTGACGCTAGTTCCGATGCGGTAGTAGGGCGCCACGCCACCGTCGAGCGTGCGATACACCGCGACGCGCACCGAGGCCGCCTGATTGCTTGTCGTGTTGATGCGGCTCGAGATTGTGAGCGGCGCCGTCGAGACGGTGACCGTCTTATTCGTAACGGCTGTGGTGCTCGCGCTTGGCGTGCTGATGCCGGACACGTGCCAGTTGCCGTCCGAGTCGACCTCTTCGTAGATGCAGACGTACCGCCATCCCGTGACACAGGTGATGCCCGTGCCGCCGGTGCTTGTCGTGGGCAGTGTCGGCCGCATGAGAAAGCAGGCCTCCGCGACGCGCGTGCCGTCCCAGCAAGACAAGACTCCGCCCGACAGGTAAACGGAGCCGCCGAACGTCGCGGAGTGCCAGCGCGTTGCAGAAGCGAAGTCGAACTCCGCCAGCGCTGACGCATTCGCGGCGCCTGACCGCGTGATCTCGAGTCCAAAGTACAGTTTAGACGCGACGGCGGTGATTTTGCCCTTGCTGTAGGCCGACGTCACGGCAAGTCCTGGCGCCACGTTGGCGATCGGGCGCAGCGACGTCACGTCGTCGGTAAGGTCGACGAGGATGCAGACCTTCTGGTCGTTTCCGCCCGCGCCGCCGTAGGTGGGCACGTAGTAGCGCCCCGCGTACTGCAAGGGTCGTCCGCACGGCACCGCGTTCTGTATCGAAACGCCCGCACCGTCCCCCGCGGCCGCGCCCGCGGTGGTCTTGAAGCTGCGTGCGATGACGATGTTGCCGCTCGTCGTGTCGTTGATGACGAGACGCCCCTTGCCCGCCGCGCTGCTCGGTGCGATGCCGAGCGTGACGGGAGTGGTTCCGCACGTCGCCATGAGAACCTTCGTCGCGGTTGTCGCCAGGGTGGTGCCGTTGACGCCGATCAGATTGACCGCCGTGGTTTCGTTCCATGCGACCCACAGCGTGTCAGCGATGCTGCCGGCGACGTCGACGGTGCCAGGCAGAACGCTGCTCGTGTTGATCGTGGTCGTGGCTGCGATGCCCGCGCTCGTGAACGTGAGCAGTGTGGCTTTACTCGTCCCGGCCGAAGTGTTGCGGTACACCAAAGCCACACGGTTGCTGAGGCTCGTAACGGCGACCGCGTTGCCGGCCTGGAAGTCGGAGGCGAGCGTGCCGATCGATACCCAACCCGCGTTGATGGTCGCGGCGCTCGCGGTGTCGAGATACCAGGCCTTGATGGTGCTCCCGGTGAGGTCGGCGACCACGGCGGTGATGATGGTGCCGTAGGAGCCGAGCAACACGGGCCCGATCGTCACCGCCGTCGCGAGCTGCTCAGGCGCGCGGACAACGGCCCACGAGGTGGCGTTGACGAGCGCGTAAAACGCGTAAGTCGCATTCACCGAGCCGACGACGCGGTAGCCGACCGCGATGTAGCCGTTGCAGTATTCCTGATCTTCGATGGTCGACGCCGTGCCGAGGCTCGGCAGTTCGATCGTCGCAAGCGAGCACTCCGGCACGCGCCCGCGCACAATCCAGCACGCGGACGCAGCGTCGTAGACCTCGATGAAGCCGTCGCAAATGCGCGCCGTCGTCATGTCGGACGTCAGGAGCTTGTATCCAGCGGTCGGCGTGGTTGCATCAAGGTGAGCGTTGCCGAGCGCCTGGAACCCGAAGCGCGTGCTTGCTTCGCCCTGGTGAAACGGGCGGATGTTCTCGCCGCGCAGGTTCTTGGTCCCGAAGTCAACGAGTTCGTCTCGCGACGCCTCGGTGATCGGAAGCAGGGCCGGCGAGCGGACGATATGCGGATTGCCCATCAGCCAGCCGCCTCGAGACGCAGTGTGACGGTGCCCGCGACGTAGCTGCGAAGGACGAGCGTGTCCGTGGTCGTGAGCGTGACGTCTTCGCGCAGAATCGGCGCAACGTTCGTCGCGCACTGCCACCCGACGACCCACCACCGCGCGCGGCCGCCGAAATTGTGGTGGAACTGCACGATGTCGCCCGTGACAAGGACCGGAATGTCCTCGAAGTCGAGCCGCGCGGGGGCGAACCGCCGACGCAGTGCGGCCTCATCGGAGAGCATGCGGCCCAGCAGGCGCGCGAGCTTCGCGGGGTCCTGGACGTCGGCCTCGGTAACGACTTCGGCGGGCGCGGCGCGGCCGTCAAGCTGCGTGACTTTGCCGTCCGCGGCGATGCGCGCGGCCATGTCAGTACTCCCAGCCGTCGCCGGTGTTCTCGACGACGTGCACGCGCTCTGCGCCCTGCATGTCGCGGCGCGGGGCCAGCCCACGGATACGCGCGCGCTGCTGTTCGAGCCGGCGCTCGAGAATGGGGATCGTTTCCGCTTCGCCGGCCTTGATCAGGCACTTGATCGCCGCGTCGAGCACGATGAACTCTTCCCAGCCATTTATCGAGTCGATGCTGTCGTCGGGGTCGGCGAGCACCGGCGCGGTGGGCACGTAGTTGACCGTCACGGCGTACGCGCCCTGCGGAATGGGGATGAACGAGATGTCCGTCCCTTGGATCTGGTAGAAGATGGGCGACGACAGACCCCATCCGCCCAGCAAAGGCATGCTACGGAACGCGTTGCGCTGCTCTTCCTGGTACGGGTGCGCGCAGATGACCGGCGAGCCACCCGCGATGGTGACATCGACGGAGATGAGCGACAGAAAGTCGCCCGAAAGCGGGTAGATCTGCGTGCCGTTCGTCGTCGTGATGCGATGGGACGCACGCGAATAGGTGCCGTTCCACGTCGTGCCGCGGACCTCGTCGACCCACTCCGCAATCGAGCCGTTAATGAGGTCGGTCAGCTCGAACGGCTTGATGAACGGCGAACCGCCCTCCAGATTGGACCTCTGGAGGACGCGTTCGCTTAGGGTCGTGAGCGTGACGGGGTAGGCCACGAGGGATTACTCCTCCGCGGCTTCGTCCATGGGAGACTCCGCCGCCTCTTCCTCGTCGGTCTCGCCGCTGTCCTCGAGCTCGTCGAGCTTGCCGGCGAGGGTGGAGAGCGAGCAGAACGCCCGCACGATGCGTTTCGCATCCTTGGCCTGGAGTGCGTCGGCGAGTGCGTGAGCTGCGTCCTCGGCGGCGGCCCTGACCTCGCCCATGGACTGCTCTGCGCTGTCTTCTTCGCCGCCGGGCTTCTCGCCCATCATGACGGCTACGGTGGGTTCGGCCTTCACGGGAGCGTCCCGCCGTTGCGAAGGACCAGGTGAACGTTCACCAGATCACCCGCGACCATGTCCGCCGCGGAGTGCGTGCCGGCCACGTTGGTCCACGTGCAGATGGTCGCCGACCACGTCTTCTTGGTAGCGTCCTGCGTCCAGAGGCTCGCGTCGACCAAGCCGTTGCCCGTGGGCGTGGCGAGGCTTCGCGAGACCGTGCAGCAGACGACCGCGAGGAACGGATCGTTGGTGGCGATTCCGATCACGCCCGTACCGGTGTCGGTGAGCGTGAGGTAGGAGCCGATCGCCTTGGTGGTCAGATCGCCTTCGACGAACTGAGGCGCCCCGCTCGCGAGCGTGATCGAGAAGTTGTATTCGACGTGCTTGACGCCCTGCGTCCGAGTCTCGTGATAGATGCGATCCGACATGTTGATCTCCGCGAATTCTTTGGGCGTGGTGATTGGCAATCAGCGGAGCCCCCGTGCAGGCGAGGACTCCGCCGATCGCGCGCGGGTCAGAACTCGACGACGCCGTTCTTGGCGGGGTTGGAGCAGTAGGTCGCGCAGCGGTAGAGTGTCCGAAATTCATACGAGTCCGCGCCCGCGGTGCGCAGCCACGACATCTTGTCGAGGAAGTCGACCTTGGGGATCTGACCCATCGACGGCATGAGCCACGTCGACATGTCGAGCATGTACGCCGTGCCCTGCGAAAGGAACGGGTCGGTCATGATCTTGATCGTGCCGAACGGCGCGACGTACTCGATTGCCGAGAAACCGATCTGCGGGTTCTTGAACGCGGTCTCGGTCGTGATGCGGACGTTCGTCGTGAGGTCCTTCGAGATGTCGGCGAAGTCGAGATCGTTGACGAAGAAGTGCGTCGGCTTGCTCTTCAGCCGGTGCAGCATCATGCCGAGCTGGATCATCGACTCCTTCTTCGGAGCGCCCTTACCCTGGTAGGGCACGCCCGCGAGGCGCACCGGATCGGCCGAGCGCGTGACGCCGTTGAACGACGTCCCGAGGACGGCGGAGCGGAGCGAGCCGGGGACGATCCACGCCGGGATGCCCTGGAACGCGAGGCCGAAGTCTCCGTCCATGAAGAGGTAATCGGTGTTGACGGGCGACGTGATGCCCGTGTCCCAGTTGCCCGACGCCGTGAGGACGCCGGTGAAGAGGTCGACCGCGGTGAGCGTGACCGAGCCGACCTTGACGGTGCCGGTCGTGCCGTCCGTGGCGCTCAACTTGATGACCTGGCCGACGCGGAAGTTGATCGCGTCCGACACGTTGGCCAACGTCTGCACGAGGCCGGTGACAGTCGTGGAGCCGTCGAGCTTGCCGATGGAGCCGCCGCCGTTGTGCCAGAGGGCTGCGCCGATCTGCTGGCCGATCGCGTCGTACGCGCCTTCGGTCTCGGAGATGACGGCCTTGACGAACGCGCCGCGATCGTTGCCGGTCTTGTCGAGGACTTCGCCGGAGACGAGCGCGCGGGCGTAGCCGCTGCGCCACGGGCAGGACCACTGCTTGTAGACCGACGCGCCGGACGACGTGAACGCCGTGGTGTCCGTCTGCGAGACAGCCGACGTGATGGAGGAGCGGATCGCGCCGAGGTACGCGGAGCCGGAGCCGCCGGTGTCCTTGGGCATCACGGCGAGCGCGGGCGACTGGATCACCAGCGTCTCGACCTTCTTCGTCGTGTAGTACTGCTTTAGAATCGGCGTCGCCGCCGAGATATCGAATGCCATGCGAGGCTCCTGAGCCGCTCCGCGTTGGCGGGCTGCGGCGGTTGAAATCGATTCGGGCTCGCCGACCTGGAGTCAGGGGTCGGGTGCCGCGGGCGATTTTCAGGAGCCTGCGCAACGAGACGTCGTCGTCAGTGGACGTCTCGAATGTTGGAATGGTGATTGGTAATCAGCGATGCGTCAACAGGCGCGATGTGCTAGTGGGTTGATTGGACATTGGAGGTCCAAACATGGCGGATGAACACATCACATCTGAGCAGCGCGCGGCGGTCGTCGAGGCTATTCACCGACTCGGTGTAAGCGAGGCCGCAAAGCGGCTCGGACTGTCCAACGAGTCCGTCTTGCGACTGGCCATTGGCGCAGGATCGCAGTCGGGGACAGAGGCGCTAGCTGCCTCTCGAATCGAAAGGTTGGCCTGATGGGTGTCCGTGTCGACATGACAGGGCGCACATGCGGGCGGTGGACCGTCACCGGCCCCGGGCCATCTCGCGCAGGGGACGCGTACTGGATGTGCCGGTGCGCCTGCGGCGTCGAGCGTGCTGTGGTGGGGAAAGATCTGCGGCGCGGCGGATCGGTGTCGTGCGGCTGCTATCAGGCCGAGGCGGTAAGCGCGGCCCTGACCACTCATGGCCAGAGCCAGCATTCGCCGGAATATCAGGCGTGGAGAAGTATGCTCGGTCGCTGCTTGCAAAAACGGCGAGGCAGTTATCCGAATTACGGGGGCCGTGGCATCACCGTTTGCGATGAGTGGAAACTCTCTTTCGAGGCGTTCATCTCGCACATCGGGCCGCGCCCGTCTCCTGGACACAGCGTCGACCGCATCAACAACGACGGCAACTATGAGCCGAGCAATGTGCGCTGGGCGACCCGTTCGCAGCAGCAACAAAACCGGCGACCCATCCTCCGCGCCGTGAAGGCGCCCACATGACCGACGGCCTCCGCCCGCCCATCCCCTACACGATCCGCTTGGTCGACGCGGCGCACTTCAACGTCGACCGCTGCGTCTCTTGCGGTCGCAAGCTGACGCGGCGCGTGGACGCGTATGGCCGGGCGTTCTACTGGGAGACCGACCACGAACCGTGGTGCGGCGTGCGGATGCTGCGCTAGCTCAGCGCGCGACCATCACGAGCTCAAACTCAGGGCTCGCCGAGGCGCCCTGAGCCAACGCCCACTGGTGAATCGTGAACGTGCCGCCCGGGGGCACGATGACCGGCGGGCTATTCGCCACGCGCTTGGAGTTCTGCGACACCTGCGCCGCCGTGAGGCCCGGGTGACCGAAGTGGTCGCCGCGGCCGAAGTTGATGATGAACTCGTCGCCGACGATGTTCAGCGCGCCGAGCTGGCCGCGACCGACGACGCGAGCCGAGCCCGAGGCCGCCGCGATGACCGAGACGGTCGCCGAGGACTGGAACTTGATGACCGGAGCCACCGAGACCGAGGCGTTGCCGTTCGGGTTGACCGGTACGATCGCGGTCGCGAAGTTGTCGGTCGTGATGGCGCGGTACGTCGGATCGAGCACGCACGCGTAGTAGTGGACCGTCGACGACGTGGCCGCCGCGCTGGCGATCTGCTTCAGTGAGAGGATGTAGAGCGACTTGCCGCCCATCGGCTCGTTGTTGTAGACGTAGGTGCTCGGGCCGGTCGCGTTGAACGCCGTCTGCGCGGTCACGCCGGTGAGCCCGGTTCCCACGGTCGGCGACGTTGCGACGAGGAGCGAGCCCTCTTCGGCGTAGCCGTAGAGATTCCCGTCAGCCTCGGAGATGTTGAGCTCGCCGTAGCGCTTGAGGCGAACGGTCTTCGCGATGTCGCGGTCGTCGGGAAACCCGCTCGCGAGGACACGAGAAACGAAGCCCTGAATCTGTGCTTTGGCGCCCATGATTTTTTCCTTATCTCAACGTTCAGAGCGTTCAGCTCAGCGAGCCCACATGACGATTTCAGCTTCCGGCTGAATCGCCGCCGTCGTCAGCGCCGGAAACCAGAAGTGACCCGTGAGGCTGCTCTGGGGCGGGATGATGCAGGGCGGGTGATTGGTCACCAGGTGACGGCAGGTGGTTTCCACCGCGGTGAGCCCGGGATGCCCCGCGACGTCGCCGCGACCGAAGACCATGGTGTACGCGTCGCCGATGAGCGGAATGGTCCCCGCGAGCCAGCCCTGCGCGATGCGGCGCGGGCTGACGATCGCCGAGCAAATGCTCGGGGTCGCGCTGTTCTGCATCTTGCACGTGATGGCGACGGACGTTGCCGAGGCGTTGCCGTTCGGATTGACGACGGACATCTGCTGTCCGCTGTCCGTCGCGAACGAGCGCGCCGCCGTGTCCATGAAGTAGGCGAACTTCGCGCCCGTCGCCGCAGTCACCGCGGTCGTGACGATCAGCTTGACGTGCGAGAGGTAGAGCGACTTGCCGCCCGCCGGCTCGGGGTTGAAGATGTAGAGCTGCGGCGCTGTGTCGACGAACGACTGGCAGCCGTTGCCGGTGATCGACCATGTGAAGCCTGTGCCCACGGTCGGGTTCGTGGCGACGAGGAGCGAGCCCTCCTCGCAGTAGCCGTACTGGCTGCGGTCGAACTCGGAGACGTTCACCTCGCCGTACTTCTTGAGCCGCAGCGTCTTCGCGACGTCGCGGTCGTCGACGTAGGGCGCCGGCAGGAGGCGAGAAATGAAGCCCTGGATCTGTGCTTTTGCGCCCATGTCGATCTCCTGAGGTCAGCTCTCGCCGCCGTCGTCTTCGCCGCCGTCGTCTTCGTCTTCGACGTCGAGAGACAGCTCCATGTTGTCCAGCGCCTCGCCGAGGCCCTTGCGGATGCGCACCAGGTTGCGGTTCATCGCCGTCAGCGCGTCGAGAACGGCCTCGTTGTCGACCGCACGACCATCGAGGTCGGTGACCGACACGCACGTGACCACGACATCGGCTGACGTTCCGTCTTCCTGAACGACGCCGCGCAGCATAACTAGTTTGCCTAGCTTGCCGGTGCCGTCCGCAAAGAGTGCAGCCTTCGCTTCAGCCATTGAACACCCCTACGGTGCCTTGGTAATCGGCAGTCGTCAATTGCCGCGCTCGGTCGCTATGTCGAATGGGAAGTGGGTTATCGAGAATGGCAATTAGTTGGCCGCGATTCTCACGCTGTCGATGTGTGCGCCGAGACTTGGGGCGGTCCCGTCAGATAGGCGCTTCGTCACGTGCTCCGCCTGAATCCAGCCGTCCTTGTCGGCAAGTCGAGTGAGGCGCCACGGGCCGGGTGCGCAGCCGCAGTTCCAGCCGTGACCGAAGCCGATGCACTGGACCTCGATGAGATCGCCGACGCGGACCTTGGTGCGAGGCCGGCTCACGTCGGCTCCGGCAGCGACGCTGCGATGTGCGCGAGCTGCTGCTCTTCGGTGAGCGAATCCCACGCCGCGGGGGCAACGGCGCGCGTCTGCGCTTGCTTGTTGGTGAGCGTGGCGCCCGAGGGCTTGGCCTTGGCGGGGGCTGCGGGTGCGGCGGGAGCGGCGGCCTTCTCTTTCCTTGTCAGCTTGATGTACATCTCGGCCGCTTCGGCGATCTGCTCCGTCGTGAGGTGACCCGTCTTGTGGCCCCTATTCTCCATCCGCCGCAGCGCGAGGTGCGCCTTGTCTAGCTGTCCGTCCGTGGTGAGCTGAGAGAGTTCGGGGTACGACGTCGCATCGTCGGCGACCTTCGCAAAGTTGGCTTCGGCCTGCGCCACGAGCCTTGCCGTCTGCGCCGCCTTCTGCTCGTTCGCGAGTCGCTGTTCCAGCGCTGCCGCACGCGCATCGGAGGCGTCGAGCCTCTCCTGCAACCGCTGCGTCACCGCCTCGGGCGTGTTCTCCCGCAGCGCGCGCGCCGCAAGGTCGGCGTCGGTCATGCCGGCGTTGACCTTCAGCGCCTTGTACGGGTCGGCTTTGAACGCGGCCTCGCGCTCCAAGTGCGCGGCGTTCTCGCGCCGCAGCGCCTCCGCCTCGCGCGCCGAACGCTGCACGGCCTCGCGCTGCTCGGCTAGCGCCGCCTGCTGCGCGGCATACCGCCGCGAGCCCTCGCGTGCGACCTTCGCGGCCTTCGCGGCTCGCTCGAGCGCCTCGTCGGGGACAGGGGCGACGGGCTCGACGATCGGCTCCTCGGTAGCGGCTTCCTCCGTCGCCTCCGCAGGCTTCAGCGCCTCCGTGGCCGCCGCCGCATCCTCGTCGATGGTCGTGGCGGTCGGCTCCGGCAAGAGCGCCGACAGTTCCTCGATGGTGGGCTCCCCTTGCTCGGAGGCCGACTGCGTGATGATGGGCGCGCCCGAGAGGGCGATGGGGGCGGCGGTGGCTTGCTGTGTCATGATTTTCAGGCAGCTCCTAGAAGATTCTGCGCGGCGCTATGCGCCTGCATACGTGTCACGTCGTTCTGGATGTGCTGGCCCATGCCGGGCTGCTGCGGTGCGGCCGGCGCGGGCGGAGGCGTCATCGCTTTGATCTGCGCGGTCGCCGAATCCATCCACTGAATCATCTGGTCAAGACGGTCCGCCGGAACCGCGTTGTCGCGCGCCTTCAGATAGGACATCTGCATCCACTTCAGAGCGTCCGGGAGATCCATCTGCCCGATCGGGAGTCTGAGCAGCCCCTTCTCGATGATGTTCGTCACGTCGGTCATCGTGTTGTCGTACGAAGCGTCGGCGTACGACCGCGATGCCTCGTCGTCGGGCATCGCCAGCATGCGGCGCCCCTCGCGCGGATCGATCATCTGCGCGTTCATCATGGTCTGCACCTGATCGAGTCGCGCCGCCGGCTCGTCAGCGAGGAAGTTCGTCGGGTACATCGCGAGGACGTATTCCTCCTCGCGCATGTTGACGTCGCCCCACTTGATCGCGTCCATCATCTTGCCCGGCGCCTTCACCGAGAACTCCGGGTAGTCCTCGGCAATCTCGGCGGCGAGATGGATGATCTGCTGCGCAATGCGCATGTACCAATCCTGGTACTCGGCATAGCAAGGCTTGAAGCGGGTGCTGGTCGCCTCCGCGTAGACCAGCAGCGAGCGCCCGGAATTTAGTCCCGGCGGCTTTTCTCCGGCCGCGTTCATCTGCGGCACGCCGACGAGCTCGAAGGCGCGGCCCCAGAGGCGGTCTAGGTGCGCATAGACGTCGTTGGCGACGGCGTTGGGTGCGTGGAACGAGGGAGGCGTGCCGCGATACCGAATGATCGACGCCTGCACGTCGTCAATCGCGTTGGTGTTGACGTTGCTGCTCTCCTCGCATAGCCAATGCCCGACCGCGTACATCTGCGCGCGCTGGATCGAAACCATCATTCGCGACAGCTCGACCTGAATCGGCCCGAGCTCGTCGGCCAACGACTCGCCGTGGATGCCCTGGATAGGCCGCTCGCGATACAGAATCTCGCAAGGGAAGCGGTGATACGTCCACTCCTCGTCTTCGACGCACTCGTCAACGCCGACCACGGCGATGACGTGGCGCCCGGCCGTCTCGGAGTCGGGAGGCAAGCTCCACGCCTCGACGACCACGCACCACTCCACGATATTCACTTGGTCGAACGACTCACCGACGTCATCGAACTCGCCGCCCGTGGCGTGCTCGAGAATTTTCGCGGCCAGCACGGGGTTCTTCTTCATGACCGACGCGGCATACGCGCGCTTGTCCATGAACTTGACGTGGTAGCCGTTCTGCGGGTGACCGTCCGCGGCCTCCTGATCGTCCCACAGCCACTCCCACGGCAGCGTCCGCTCGATGCCCACGCGCGGCTTCTTCGGTTCCGTCTTGTCCTTGAAGAACTTCACCACGCCGAACGTGAAGAGCGCCGAGTCGCGGGCGCACTGGTAGGCCTGAATGTGGAGCGACTGGTCGTAGCATGTGCCGTCGACGAACTTCTCGAGGCGCTTGGCCCTGCGCTGGATGGCGTCGTCGCCGCCGCTCGTGACGAATGAGACCTTGGGCCGGTCCTTCGTGACCATCGCCACGTAGGTGTTGACGACGCTCTTGACGACGTTGAGTGCGAGGCGTCGGCCGCGGGAAATCTGCCGCTGCCTGTAGAGGCGCGGGCTGAGGCCCATCATCGGTAGCGAGCCGTACATGCGCGCGGCGCGCAGCATGCCCTCGCGCGTCGTCGCCTGGTCGCGCCAGAGGCGCCCGGCTACGTCGGTCACGATGGTCGCGCGCCGGTCCTTATTCTCTTCCGCTTGCCAGCAGACGTCCGCGTTGCCGTTATCGGCGTGGTTGTAGGTGCTCATTCATGGGAACCTCGGGCGCAGGGTCGGGGGCAGCTCACTCCAGCATCTCCTCGGGAATCCCCTCGGTGCAGGCAAACAGCAGATCGTCGTACTTCTGTTTCTGCGTGCGCGGGACCTCGGGCTTCGCGTCGGGGTCCTTCGCAACAGCCACCGGCGGAATCGTGATCTCGATGTCGCCAAGCTTGGCTCGGCCCGTGACGCCGGCCTCCTGCATGGTGGCGATGAACTCGCGGAGTTCGGAGGCGGTAATCATGAATAGTCGTCCTCACTAAAGAACTTCGACCCGAACTCGCTCGCCCCGTTCACCGCGCGCCGCTGCTCTTCCTCATGCCGCGCCCAGATCGCCGCGGTCTCCGCCTGGATCACCAAGTGCGGGTCCGTCACGACTTCAGCCACGGGCGTCTGCAGGAACGACCACGCCGCGCGCCACGAATACAGAAGCGCGTCGGTGAGGTGGTTCGCGAACGACGGCGACTCCTTCTGATGCGTCTCGTCGGCCCAGGGCAGCTCGCCGAGCTCCTTCAGCAGCGCCGCGTTCGCGCGCTCCAAGACCACGAGTTCCCCGCGCTCGATCGCGCCGTTCATGAGCCCGATGTATCCACGCTTGTTGACCTTGTCCGCCGGCTCGATAGGGATGCCGTGACGCCGCTGGAATTCGATACCGAACGCCGCGCCCATGCCGCCGAGGTCGCCGATGATGCGGGAGAGCGGATAGCGAGACTGGTATTCCTTCACGCGGTCGGCGCTGTCGGTGACGGTCTTGCCGGCCTCCTTGAACGACTCCACGACATACGTGACCGGATCATTCTTCCGCCAACCCAACACGACATACGCGCACGCGTCACGGATGCCGAAGTCGACGCCGAGCAGATACGACCACTCGCCGTTCGGCGGCACCGCAGCCACGCGCGTCACGATGCGGTAGACGAGGCCCGAGGAGTCGCGGACCCACACGCCGTCAAGAAGCTGACGCCGGGTCAGTTCGTCGAGCTTCGAGAGCGTCTCGCGGTACGACTTCGCGTCGACGGAGGGATTGTCGTCGAGCGTCGCGGGGACGAACGGCCGGTCCTCCGACAGCGTTTCGACGAAGCGTCGGTACACCCAGTCGTGACCGATGCCGCCGGGGTTTGATGCCGACCGCATGCGCAGCGGACACTGCTGCGTGGTCTTGCGGAGACGGCTGAAGAGGTACAGGTACCAAGCTTCGGGGAACTGCGTGGTCTCGTCGAAGCCGACGAACTGCCACGCGCCGCCCTGGTAGGCGTCCTTGTCGCGCGCGTTGTCGAAGTAGCCAAAGCTGAGCGTGGCCCCGGAAGGAAAGTGCCACGTTCGCGTCTCCGCCTTCCACACCGCGCGCGTCGGCCGCAGCCACTCATCGGCGCGCGCCATGATGGCGTCGGAGCGCATCAAGTCCTTGAACGTGCGACGCAGAATCAGCGCCGCGTAGCTCGGAATGTGGACGTACTGCAGCGCCGCCATGAGCAACGCGTCCGACTTGCCGCCGCCCGTCGCCCCGCCGTAAAGCGCTTCGGGGCCATCGAGCGACAGGAACGCCATCTGCTTCGGATGGGGGCGGTGCGGACACCACTCCGTCCAACGCTTGCGGCGTTCCTGTTCTTTCTCGACAGCCGATAGCGTCATCGGCGGTAGCGGGGCGGCGGTCACGGGGTCAGGCGGTGGGCTTGGTGTCGGGGATCGTTGCGAGTGCGGGCGTCGGGTCGGTGGGCGCCGGCTGCGTCTCGGGTGCCGCGGGGACGACGACCACGGGGGCCGGCGGTGCGGGAGCGGGCTCAGGAGCCGGTGCCGGTGCCGCAAGGCTCTTCAGCTTGTCGCTGACGCCCGCGAAGCCCGTGAGCTTCGCTGCCGCTGCGAGGCGAGCGCTGATGCCGTTGAGCGCGTCGATCGCCGCCGGCGAGGTCGTACCGTTGGCGGCGATCTCCACGGCCGCCATGGCCGCTACCGCTGCCGTAAGCTCGGCGCTGAGCAGCGTGGCCTCGGCGTCGAGCGCCGCGGCGAGGGCGTCGGCGTTGGCCGAGATGGAGGCGATCGCGTCGTCGAGCTTCGTCATAATCTGTTCCTGTCTGGATTCGATGCGTTGGAGAGTGTGGTGGATGGAGGCGAGCACGTCAGCCTTGGGCCGCCGAAGCCGCGTCGATGGCCGCAGCGTCCGCATCCGCGCGGCGCTTCTCTTCGGCCTTGCGCGCGTTGGCGGCGGCGACGATGGCGGCCTCCTTGGCGGCCAGGTCCGCGCGCGCCTTGGTGTTCAAGGCCTGCGTGGCGAGGTCTTCGAGCGTCGGCCCGAAGCGCTCGACGCCGTCGCGCGGCACGTACTGGCAGAGGTCGCCCTTCGAGATGCGGACGAGCTGCGTCGCCGTGTCGAACTCGACGGTCACGCCGTGGTCGATGTGGAAGAACTTGGTGGACGAGACCGCGAGGCCTTTGTCGCCGCCCGCGAGCCGGGGGATTTCCGCTTTGATGTGGACGGACTGGTACTGGATCTTCATGGATTGTTCCTCGGGGTCGGGAGAGACGGTGGGCGCATTGGTGCGCGGGTACTTGCGAGCCATCAGCCGACCTTCGCGACGGTGACGACGCCCGGCTTCTGGTCCGCGAGTCGTGGCCGCTCGACCGCGTCCGCGAAGAGCCCGCTGGTGTCGCCCGCCACGAGCGCCGCCATCTGCTCGTCGGTCGCCGGCACGAACGTGACCGCGTCGTGGCTGTCAGTGATGCGTACGACGTTCGCCGCCTTCGCCCGCTGCCGAGCCTCGATGCGGGCCACCCGCAGGTTGTTGCGCCGCGTCTTCCGGCACTGGCCGTGCGTCGGCGTGACGACACGCACGCGCGCCGCCATCTCGATCGCCGTGGCGCGTCGACCGGCGAGGCGCTCCATGGCCTCGGCGACGGTGGGCGGGTTGCCGTCCACGGTGAGGGTCTCGTCGTCCATCACGACCCCACCACCATGTCGAGCAGCCGAAGCAAGTCATCATCGCTGATGAGCCCGCCCTCGGGATGGCGCACGCCGTCCTCGCCCATCGGCGCGTTCAGTTCCAGCAGTTGAACGAAGCGCGCGCCCATGCACGCCGATAGCAATGGACGGGGCGTCTCGACTTCGATGAAGTCGGAGCGGTCGGCGGAGTAGATCCTCACGGCGCCGCGATCTCCGCCTGCGGAAGCCACGCGGTCCACTTGCCGGGCGTGTGGAACTGCACGAGCACCGCGGGGCCCTTGGGCTCGCCGCCGATGCCGAAGCCCGCCGCCGCGCTCTCGTAGCTCAGGATCGTGCACGAGCCGTCGCCGGCCCACGTCGCGATCTCTCCGCCCTGCGTCTTACCGATCCACTTCGCTTGCTGTGCCATTCACGTCTCCGATCGTTTCAGGTTCAGAGTCCACCCACGCGGCGCGACGATGCCCGCAGGCAGCGCGCGCGAGTACTCGGCTACGTCGCGAGCCCACGCGCCCATCAGCGCCTTGGCGGTGCCCTGCCGTCGCCCTGCCGAGCGGACGTAGACGTAGTGCACGCAGTCGTCCTCAGTCGCAGCCCAGCCGAGGATGGAGTCGGGCTCGCCGGGGACGTGGGCCACGAGCAGCATCGACCCAGGCCTCGCGAGCAGCGCGCGGACGTGGGCCGTCGCGGTGCGCATGCGCTCGCCGCGGTGGCCGTGCTTGGTCCAGGAGTCGACGACGAACGCGAGGTCATCGGGCTTGCCGAGACGCACGGGCGTCGTGCGCATGCCGCGACTGAGGGTAGCGGCGGCGGTCACTTCTCGCCCGCCTTCCCCGCCGCGAGGATCACGCGGATGGCTTCGAGCTGCTCGTCGCTGAGGCCGGAGAGGTCCGACTCGACCTTGACGGTGGACGCCGCCGGAGCTGCCGCGCCCGACTTCGTGAGCCAGGTGTCCACGGCGCGGATGGCGACGGCGAGGTGACCCGCGGTGTTGCCCTTCGCGTCGGCGGAGTGCTCGGCCTCGTCGGCGATGCGCTCGAGCATCGCGAAGCCCTTGGCCCGGATGCGGTCGTGGTCGGCCGCGAGCTCGGCGGCGATCTTCTTCTGCGCCAGTGTGCTCAGCTCCGCGACGCGGTGTTCGCTGAGATCCCACTTCTCGCGAAACGCCCGCAACGTGACGCCGTGCTTGAACGACCCATCGCGGATCGTCGCGGCGATGGCTTCGGTCCGCTCTTCGGTCTGCGCGTGCGGACCGTAAGGCTTCTTCGGCTGCTTCAGGGCCGGCATCAGTGGCTCAACATGTGCCAGAAGTGGCACAGTCTGTCAATGGCTCAATGCGGCACACGTCCGTGGCACACGTTGCCTGCGTCAGCGCGCCTGCGTACCGTGGCGTCGTGCGCTGGCTGTTCCTCGTCGCCCTGCTGCCCTCCTGCGCGTTCGGCTCGTCGCCGGTCGTCCTGGACTGGCGCGGAGCTCCGGAGCGCCTAGGGATGGCTCAGGCGGCCGCGGCGGAGTGGTCTGGGGTCTGCGGCGGCGACATCGTGGTGACCCAGGGCGTCGGCGCGCCGGTCAACGAGGTCCCCGCGGCGTTCTTCGCCGATGGGGCGGTAGCGGACGGCATCACCCACACCGCCCACGACCGTCAGCACGAGGTCACGTCGATGACCGTCCGCGTCTTCTGGGACGAATCCGACGTCATCCGCCACGAGATGGGCCACGCGCTCGGCTACGTCCACGTGCCTCGGGGCATCATGGCGACCAGCGCCGTGGCCCGCGGCGGGGTGGGACATGTGGTGGCGGGTGACTGCGAGGGGCCGCGGGCGTGGGCGCGGTGACGTTATGGGACAAGCACAATGTGGGCCAGCCGCCGCGAACCATTTTGCTGCACAACATCAGTTTTGGCACGCAATCCCCCAGGCCTGATTCCCGGCACTTGGCGTCGCGCTGCACAACCTGACACACCTTCACGATGCCTTTTACTTAACGGGTGGATCGCGTGCGGGCGCATCGCGCGTGAGTAGGCGCGCTCACGCGCTCGCCACCATCTCCCCTGCTCTTCCTATTCTTACGTATTAAGGAATGTTGTGTAGGTTGTGTAGGTTGTGTCTGACCTAGAAAAACCGAGGTCGCGTCCTGCACGACTTGCACACTGCACGCTTTTCAGGTCGTGCACCCTGGGATCTGGCCACGCGGGTAGTGAACGCGGACGCGGACGCCGCTGCGCGTCTCCTGCCTCGACCACCACCCGAGCCGCCGCATGGCCTTGCCGGCCCTGGTAGCCTCGCCACGGTCCGCGCGGCCCAAGTCCACCCCAAGGGAGCCGACGAGCACCTCCGCGATTGTGACGCCCGTGGTGCGCCTGGACGGGTCGGCGAGGTAATCCGCCATTCGTACCACCCACGTATTCTCAACCATGTGGTCTTCGGCAGCGTCCTCGCGGGCAGCGTCCTCGCCAGCCGTCAGCCACCACACTTCACCGGCCTTCAGCGCGGCGACCGCCTCCGCCCATAACTGGTCGCGCCACTGGGCCAGGAGCGCCACGTCGACGAGGCTATTGACGTGCACGGGCCAAAAGCGCCGGCTGCCCGTCTCGTCGTCGATGAAGGCCTTGTTCGTCGTGCCGACGATGACCGAGCTCCGGGGTTGAATCAGCACGCCGCGCCCGAACGGCGGCCGTACGGAGTCCCTGGCACTGGTCAGGAACGCCTTGACGTCGCTGGAGCTGGTCTTGATCGTGACGCGCTCGATCTCCGCCCACTCGTGCAGCCACGCCGCATGGATCTGCAAGATGCCGTCCTTGTTGCGGATGTCGACATAGGTGTCCGAGAACCACTCGCCGCCGAGGACGGAGAAGAACGTGGACTTGCGGTAGCCTTGCTCGCCGACCAGCACGAGCGTCGTGTCGACCTTGCACCCGGGCGCCAAAGCGCGCGCTGCGGCGGAGATGAACCAACAACGCAGCATCCGTTGCGTGAGCGCATCGTCCGCCGAACCGCCGAGGACTTCGGCAGTCACGCGGGCGATCCTCGCCTCGCCATCCCACGTCAGCCCACCGAGGTAATCTTGGAGTGGGTGGAAGCTGCGCTCCGATGCGATGAGCAGGATCGCCTGAATGACCGCCTCGTTCGCTGGGGAGAACCCCCACCGACGCTCGATGTCCTCGCGAATGCGCGCGACGTCAGCGTCTTCGAGAGGACGATCTCCACCACGGTCACGGATGAACGGAGCGATCCGCATCCGGTTGTAGGACAGCCGGCCCTTGAACCCCTCCTCGTGCCGCAGAATCAGGCACACGTTGCCGAACGTGCTCTTGATGCCGCCCTGCTGCCCCCTAGTGAGCTCCGACATCCACGCGTCGTCGGTTGCCGCGGGGACCTCGACGGCGGCTTCTGGGGGCCGGCCAGGAGGCACGGTGCGGGGACTCGACGGCGGCGGCACACGAGTCTTGCCCGAACTGCGCACGTGGCGTTCCGCCTTGCGCAACACCTCGTCTACCTCGCCCCGGGGGAGGCCGCAGGACGTGCCGGCGATGCGGAGTTCGTCGAGCGCGCGATCAAACGCGATACCAGCGCCCGCGCAGTACTCCAGCACCGTGCATGTCTTTGAGAAAAGAACGCCGTTTCTTTCGCCCTTTCCGCGTCCGGAAATGTCCGCAGCCGCGTTCTCGATGACCTTCGCCACGTAGTGATCGTTGAGGTTCACGACGGGGCGCGCGGCCCGCGTCTTCGTGACGGGCTCAGGGACGGGAGCGGCGTCCGCGATGGCGTCGTACCAGCGCTGAGGCAGCTCGGCGATCGGAGCCATGACCGCCCACGAGTAGCGCTCGCCAGAGGCGTGGAGCGATGGGCAGACGACGATCTGACCGCCGGCCACCTTCACGTCGACGCCCGGGGTGGGCTTCTCGCCCTCGAGCCGGACGCCCGTGCGGTTCTTCATCCGCTTCGGATCTTGGCCCATGCCGAGCGAGTACACGCGGTGGTTGTTGCCGCCGCCGGAGCGAGCGGTCAACGTCACGGGCAGCGGGCCCAGGGCGGCCTCGAGCGCCGCCATGCGCGCGGCGTCGTCGGCATCGACGGCGAGGACGTAATCGCCGTTCGGCTGCTCCCCCATGGCAATGCCGAGGTTCGCCGGGTCGGGCGCACCACGCGCGTCGAGCGCGTCGCGGAATGCCTCAACGGTCTCGTACTTCTGCTTCTGCCACGCGGTTGCCGAGGGGTGCTTCCCCGGTTTCTCGCGACGGCACGTGGTGCCCGGTTTTCCACAGGTACACGAGCCGTCGTCGCGGATGCCGTGCACGATGACCACACGGAGGCCGTGCTCAATGTAGAGCGCAGCGGCGTCGCGGGTCGCGGTGGTGACGGTGGGAAGCCAGCTGCTCTCTGTATCGGCCGCCTGCATCACGTGAATTTCCTAACGCGAACCAGCGCCGCCCGCGCCTCATCGACCGAGTGCACCGTGTCGACGATGGCCCCGAAGCGCCGCCAGATGTGATGGCAGTGCTGTTGTTCGTCGGTGGCCTCGAAGCCTGGACACTTCACCTCCATGCAGAGCCAAATGCCAAAGGTCTGCGGCGGCTCGTGATCGTCACCCCGCACGCGCATACGGAGGATGCCCACGAGGTCGGGGGAGCCGATGCCTAAGCCGTACGGCACGTGGTAGACGCTGCCGTCATCGGTCGCGTACTGCGCCTTGCCCACCGAGTTGCGGAGCAAAAGGAAGTCCGACTCCGCGCCCAGCGCCGCCTCGATGTCGGCTTGGATCTTCTTCTCGAGCACGGGTCGTTGCTTGCTCACGCTGCCACCTTCCTCTTCCGGGACTTCTCGAACAAATAGACGGCGACCTTCATCACCCTTGCCTCGTCGGCGCTTGCGTACTTGGGGCTGCGACGGAGCCTTTGGGCCAGCGCGAACACCGCGCGCCGATCCCGCTCCGCTTGCGGCACATCGTTGAGCCGCTCGAGCTTCTCGGCGCGCTTCAGTACCCGCGGAATACGATCCTGCACGGTCGCGGCCGCCCCACACCGCGGGCAGCGCGCACGCGCGCGGAACACGGCTAAGCACTCACGGCACCGGCGCAGCGCGGTCATGGTCTCGGTCCGGAGGCACGCCGCGCCTTCTAGTTGCCACGTGCGGTCTTCGTCAGGGAGTCCGAGCACGAGCGTCGAGCCGCGGAGGTCGATGACGGTGGCTCGGGTCTTCCCCGCCATGGTCCGCAGCACGCGCCCCACCATCTGCAGCAGCGTCCCGACGTGCTCGGGAGAGCGGGCGAGGATGCATACGTCCGCGCGGTCGCACGACCAGCCCTCCGTGAGTACGAAGCAGTTGGTGATGACGTCGAGCGCGCCGGCCTCGAACGCTTGGAGGGTCGCGTCTCTCGTCTTCGCCGCTGTCTTCCCGTCGACGCACGCAGCGCGGATGCCGGCGGCGTTGAACTCCTCAGCGAGCACCCGTGCGTGGGCGACGGACGCGCAGAAGACGACCGCGGCGCGTCCCGGCGTGTGCTGCTGGTAGGCGGCGACCGGGTGCATCGATAGCGCCGCGGTCGGCTCGTTCGTGTACGCGAGCACCTCGGACGGCACGAGCAATCCCGCGTCCGTGAGCTGGCGCACGGTGGCGCCCACGACCATTGCCTCGAACATGTCGCCGAGGGGCTTCTGGTCGGCGCGGATCGGCGTGGCCGTGGCACCGATGTGGATGGCGTGGAGATAGTGAGCGTGGACCGTCCGAAACGACGCCGCCGGGCAGTGGTGCGCCTCGTCCCAGACCACGAGCGTGGCGTCGGGGCGCGTGCCGCGGGAGATGAGCGTCTGGAGCGACGCGACGACGACGCGGGCCGTGGAGGACGTGTTGACGTCCACGTCTGCGAGGCCGCTCGCGCGGAGCCGCTCGACGGTCTGGCGCACGAGCTCGCGGCGGTGAACGACGACGAGGACGCGGTGAGCGGGGGAGATGTCGAGGTGCCCGCGGGTGATGGCGACGATGACGATCGTCTTGCCGAATCCCGTGGGCGCGCAGAGGAGGACCCTGCGTTTGCCGACAGCGACCAGCGCGCGGAGGTCGGCGATGGCTTGGGCCTGGAAGGGGCGAAGGGTGTAGTTCACGGCGTCCACCGCCACTGGTCGAAGCCGTGGAGTCCATAGCCGAACACCGAAAGCATCAGGTCTTTGGGATACGTGGCCGTTGTCCCCTCGAACGTCAGCCGCGGACTCAGGCCGAGCACGACGGCTTTACCCAGGACGTGCTCCGCGAACCAAACGCAGCCGATCGACGCGGGCGTGAGCATCAAGATCAGCCCGTGACGCTTCGCCGACTCGGCTGCGCACTTCTCCGCCCACGGGTCGATGTCGCCGAACGGCGGATTGAGCCAGAGGACGCCATCTGGCCGGTCCTCCGCCCACGGCTGCGCGAGAGAGTTGACCCCCTCGTCGAAGTAGTAACCCCATCCTGCTTTCGCGTTGCCGGTCGTGCATGCGAGGTCGCACGCGAACGCGCCGAAGCGAACCACGCATGCGTCGATGAACGCTTGCGGCGTGCCGTAATCCTGCTTCGACTTGCCTGGCTTCTGTGCGGGCTCCATCTACTCCGCCCCCGTCAGCGGCAGCGTCGGCTCAGAGTCCTCGGCGACGACCTCACGAGCCCCGACGCAGATGGGCAAGCGGTCGCCGTCGAGCAGGATGTAGAGCGGGTCACCGGCGCGCACGACGCGACCACGGGCGCCGCGGAAGGAGGACCAGTGCGCGTAGACGTGGACGCGGTCGTTGACGTAGAGGGGAGTCACGGCTTTGCCTTCGTGTCTTTGATGGCGACCGCGTACAGCGCGATCATTTTTGCGAGCAGGATTCTTCCGCCGCGCGACATGCCCTCAAAATCGCGCATGGCGTCGTCGACAAACTCCAGGGGCCACACATCGAGAGGAAAGCGGTCCTTCATTCCGTGACATGTTCGACAGGCCGTAACGACGTCGACCCCTCCGGCCTCCTGCGGAACTGGCATGTGGTCCATCTCCACGTCGTTCTTGGCGACGAGCGCGCGGCAGTAGAAGCAATGGGCGTGCTCTTTGCGCGGCTTGCTCACCGCTTCACCGCCAGCGCCTTGATGGCGAGGTACACGACGAGGTCGGCCAGTTCCTCGGCGGCCTCCTTCGTCCAGTCGCGACGGTCCGTGGCGATGTCGAGCGTCCCGTACTGCTGACGCCCGAGGACGAGGCGTTGCGTGATGTGAAGGATGACGGCGTGTTCGTCGGGGCCGA